TAGCCTGCTCTTATAATGACCGCTTTTATACCGCTGCTTTTAAGCTGTGCAAAGTTAATATTCTGCTGCCACTCTGAAATATCAACAACAGTTACAGATTTGCTCATTTAATATACCCCATTTCTTTGTAATATTTTTTCTCTTCCTCAATTTCGTCATCGGTAATACTGTCAATTTCATCGTCAGACACACCCATTACAGACTTAATCTGTTCTCTGTCTGTGTTATATGCCAGTGCTTTGATAAGCTGTCTTTTTTTCTGTTCATTCATAAATAATTACTCCTCCGTCTTTGTATTGATTGCTTCTGCAATCTTTTTGTTTTCGTCAATCATCTGTCGCATAATCACAAGTGCTGCATCAACAAGTTTTGAGAAAACACACCAAGGTATTATCTTAGTAATTGTTGGATACTGCTTAACAGCAAGGTCATAAGCATACCTAATTTTGAGCTTACCGGTGCCACTTCCGAGATATTTTTCAGCTTCAGAAACAGCAAATACAAGCCAGTTCCTGAAACTTTTAAACCTCATCGCTGCCACAATTACAAGAATTACAGCCACAACTGCAATTATGTAGAATATAATGTCACTCATTATCTATCACCTCCTCTCCGCAATCTTCAAAGCTATCCTGCTCAGCAGAATTTTTTATTTTCTGCTTATTTTCAACTGCCGATTTAATCAGATATGTAACAATTCCGCCTGTCATCGGCAAGCCAACATAAGAAAATAAGCCATCAATATTAACACTATCCGGTGTAAGTGTTAGCTGATAGCCTGTTATAATAGCTCCATAAATAGCGACTGTAAACCACAGAACTACCATTGCTACAATGATAACTTTTGAATACTCTCGCCAGGATGTTTTGTGTTTACTTGTTTTTTTCTTGTTCATTTTTTAGCCTCCAAGTTGTCTGATAATAAAGCCAATTGCCGCACTCACAATGGCCGTAATCGCATAAGCAATCACACTACGCCACTTTTCGCCATCTCGACTTTCGAGCTGCTGTAAGCGTTTACCTTGCGATTCCTGTTCTTTAACCATCAACTCAATACTTTGAGCAAGTTTTTCTACTGATACAGTTAAAGATCCGATCTGTTTTGTGTTCTCTTCAAGAATTTCAAGGCGTTTATTCTGCCTTTCGTTTTCTTCTTGCAGTCTTGCTTTGAATTCTTCATGCTCTGCTCTTGAAATAGGGCTGTCCATATGTTGTTATACCTCACTTTCATTTGATGTATCATCTAGATACTGTTGTGCTACTTGTCTGATTTTTGCGATAGAATTTGTATTAGCAGAACTAAGAGTTTCATAGAACTTAGTAGTTGCTTCATCATTAATCGGTGTTGCCATACTCATTTGATTGACTTGTTGTTTTAGCTGAGTCAACTGAACTGCTACCTGTGCGAGTGTCAAAACTTCAGATGTATTAGTTTTGTCTGAATTTTCGCTATCTTTCGACTCATCAATTTTAGTATCTTCGTTAATCGGATTTTTGCTATCTTCTATCAAAAACATAATCCTGTCATACTCATCTTCATCAATAAAAAAAGCACTAAGAACAATGTCGTCCTTAATGCTCTGAAGATTGCTGTTATTAATAATATAGATCGATTTTCCGTCAGAAGATACGATTCCTTGTGCCTGCTGCTCCAAACATCCAATAAAAATATCATTCCTACGAATATATTTTACAAATGCAGGATTTTCAAGCTTTCCTGACCATCTTGTCCGTCCACAAGCCCTGCAAGTACCATTTTTTTATTTTCTCAAACATTCAACTCAGTCCTCCTCTGTTAAAAGAGTGTCGGTCATTAATGCTGTATAAGCGACCTGAGCCTCTAATCTATCAAATTCAGTTGGTTGTTCGTTGTTAGGCTGATATTCTTTTATTTCAGCAATTTCTTGCTAAGTAATTATTTCTGTAATACAGTTTGCTTTTGTATTATCAACAATTAAATGTCTATAAATCATCACTCTACCTCGTTTCCGTCAACTGTAACTTTCCAATCACAACGCTCCGCAGGTGCAGAATACATCTTTTTGACTTCTGAAATATTAATACACTTTTCAATATTAACAGTGTTTGGAGTATCAGAATATGCGCCCTTGAGAGTTCTTGCTTGGATTTCAGTCCCGCCAAAGTCACAATTTCTGATTGTAATATTCGAGCCTGTTTTCATATGTAAGCCGAAGCCGCTATTATCTGCATTATCGTGATTTTGATAACCAATAGTGCAGTCGTCAGTGGGAATGATTTTACAATTTTCAATCAATCCGATTTCACCAAAACTACAGCCGCAGCCAAGCACAGGAACAGTTGTTTTGCCAGCATAATCAATGCAATCCGCTCTGCCGCTCCATTTAAAAATACAGTTCGAGACTTCCCATTTAGTTGCGTAACCTGTACCACCACTTTCAAGATGTAAGGCGTAACGGATATTTTTGCAATCAAAAGTGAACCCTTTAATGTGTGTGTGAACATTGAGGCCGAGATGAAACGGACATTTTTTGATTATATCTTCTGACTTCAATGTAGACTTATCAAACCCTGTCGCACCGTCCCACTTGATAACCGTTGCAGCTGGGTTATAGATGTTCTCAGATTCGTAATAAACATAGTCTTTCATCATTACACCACGATAACCGATTAATTTTACATCGGACAAACCTGCGTATCTATCTTGCATATCTGTATATGTGCCAGCCATGACGATGATCGTGTAACGATTACGGTAGCTATTATCCGAAATGCTGTCATTAGCAGACAAAATGGAGTTGAATTTAGTAACTCCAAAATCGTCAGTATTTTCGTCATAATCATTTGAAACATACAAGTAATGCATCGTATGGTCGGGAGCTTGATACAATTCTGGCTTAATACTTGACTTAATCGAATCAGGATTAGCATACGCTGTGCTTTTGTTGTTTTGCTCAATCTGCAAGTTACAAGCATTGTCTACGATTCTATCGGTAGCAATTGCTACTTTAATCGCGTCTATGATAATACTTGTAGTTGCCGTATATGTAGCAACTGCATTCTTGAAAGCACTTACTTCTGATAAGAGCCACGATGAGCTGATTACCTTCTGGCAATTTGCAGGATAAAATACACAGCCTGAGTTTTCAATATTTGAAAAGTTTTGCAAAGACAAGCAATACGCTTTGTTTTGTTCAAGAGTAACTGCACGCTTGAGGTTGAGGTAAAAATTAACTGCAGCGGTAGATGTGCCGCTTAAGCTAATTTTATTGTTCTTGACTGAAATAGTAACTCCGTTTGCCGTCTGTTCTGTGTCCTCAAGCGAAGTGAGATTGATGCTTGTAGCTATGTCAAGCAATGAATCTTTGCTGACTTTTTCATCAAGTGTTTTTAGCTTTATCTGTAACGATTCAGATAAATGTTCATAAGATATAACGCCATTTTCCAATTCTTTTAGTGTAACAAATGAACCGTCTTCAATCTTAAAAATCAATTCTCCTGTATCAGAAACAAAGTAAGGCTCACCTACTGACAAAGCAGGTATCCCTAATAATTTTTTATCATTTCGCAGAATAATTCTTTTAAATTCGGTAGCCATACTATTATTTCACCTCCTAGTTATGTGATATATGTAAACATTCCGCCTGTAAAACCACCATTATCCTCTTTGTTATAATAGTAATCAGAGTTTCCTCCTGTTGAACGCTTTACAACAAATGTATTTGTTCCTACTGAATAGCTCACATAATCGTAGTATGTTTCATTATGAGAAATAACAGTAGCAAATGATAAACAAGGTAATAACTCATCCGGTATACCTGCAAATGAAAAGAAATAACCTGCTGGAAGGTTACTTGAAGAAATTTGAGGAATAAGAAAAGTAATTTGTCTGCCAACCTTGTAATATATACAATCTGCTTTGAAAGCACCTGTTAAACCTTGACCTCCTATTGTTAATTCAATATTGCCACTGCTAACTGCTGCTTTTGTGTCAAGAGCTTTATCTACATATTCTTTTGTAGCTAATATTCCATCATTAACTACAATAGTTGTATCTGCTGAATCAGCAACATCAATATAAAATGATTGATAAATCTGCACCGGTGCAAAGCCGTTATAAGCCGGCAAATAATCAGCATACCCTGTTTCCGCTATGCAAATAGCGTACAGAATTTCTTTAGAATTGGTCTTTGAACTGTCTTTAGCGTAAAGTCCAATTTCATTCACCCTGTAACCTTCAGTAAGTTCCTTGTTGCTTAAAACAGCTGAACACACTACAGTATTATTACTCTTGGCAGCAATATCAGTTACCACAATTGTCTGCCTTTCGTCCTTAAGGGCTGTAAGAGCAACAAGCGTTCTCTCGCTTTCATGCTCCCCTGCTCCAAAACCAATATGCGTGAACTGTATTTTAGCATTGCCAGCAAGAGCATTGATTAACAATTCTTGACCTGCGTTTGTGATTTTTGACGATTTATATAAAGACATCTTTTCCCTCCTTAATAATTACCGTTAATATAATCTTCATTATTTGTTGCATATCCTCCACCATTGGTAATATCTTCGTAAGCCTGTTCAAAATTACCGCCATAAAGTAAAGATAGTTCGAAAGATATAACATCAGATGAAGAATGATATTGCACACATTTGACATACCCCGCAGATGTTGCATCTTCATTTCTTCTGCCTATTGAACTTATAACATTATATGTGTAATTATAAGCCCCCTCTTTATGCGATAAATAATTTTCAACTTTTCTCGGTTCATAATAGAGTTCTACCCACAAGTGTGCAGGGACTCTATCTTTGAGCGTTGAAATAATATCAAGAAGAGTATTTTTTATATCACATTTAGAAATTTTAAGTTTAATATAATTATCTCGATTGCTGTTACCTTGTGAAAAAGAACCCGTAACCTCACCGCCTGAAAGAGCTTTCACAATTGCAACCAGTTGTGAAACACTTAGCTTTCCTCTGCCAAGAAAATATGTCTTGATCAAGTTTCTTCGTTCTTCAATCGTACGGTCAGTAGATGAAGTTATTCCAAGATATTTTTCAAGTTCTGTTACTTTATCTTCGTTAATTGTATCAAGAAAATGGTTATCAAGAATTAAATCAATAGCATTTTGAATATTTGTTGCTACAAGTGACTCAATCTTTAGTATTTCATTCATTTCGTATATATCGAGATACCAAAGAGGATAGAACGATGAAATCTGTTCATATGCATTAACATTTTTATACAGTGACATTTACTGTCACCCCCGCCAAAACAGCTACATAATCATCTTCTATTGTTACATTCTCACTTTTACCGTTAACAGTAAGATTACAAAAATCAAAAACAACATTAAGCTGCTCAATAATAGAACTTATACGATTAAATCTTATTACTTTGCTATCTTCTGCTTCAAGTGCAAGTGACTTAAAATAAGCTGTTATAGCTTGAGTAATCTTGTTTTTTACATCGTCTATATTAATATCAGTTTTAAGTTCAACAGACAGTTGAATATTAATGTCATACTTTTTAGCAGCAACAGCAAGAAAATGTGCTCCAATCGGAGCGACACCGTCCCCATAACCACTGCCGAGAGTACCGATTACAACAGTTGGTTTATCAGGATCATGAGCGATATAAGCCGGTTTGATTGGATCGATATATGTTTGAACATTATCAATCACACTTTTTGCAGGAGGTAATCCATCCGGCGATATTAATACAGCTTTTACTGTGTTAGGACCATAAAAGAGAGGATATATAAGTGCTCTTCCAACACCTTCAACTTCTTCGCACCAACTTTGATACTGAGAACGATTACCGTTTTCTGCCGGTCCTGATATCTTATCCCTGATACGACTACGCAAAGAGTCATCTGTTTCTTTATTGATTGCAGGAACAATAAGTTCTCCAAATTCAGCGTGAATTAATCCCTCAATGTTATCAACAGGAATTGCATCTGTACCAGTTACAACAACATTTTGCGTTGTTCCTGTTAAATCAGATACAAGAATTAAGCCTTCGTCATCTTCATTAAGAGTATAGTAATTATCACCATTCGCATCATAGAATGATGTGCCAAGTTCAGGTTTTGTGCCTTCATAAATAAAACGATATCGTGCATTTGTAGCTTTAATTCTTGTTACTCCATGTTCAGAAGCGAACCTGTCAAGATATTCACCACTTGATTTTTCAAGATTAGTAAGCTCATAACAGTTTGAAATATCAATATAGAGCATTGCAACTTTTGCAGCAACTCCGGCAACAGCATCATATGCTATTGAACCTTCTCTTGTATCTATATCAGATGGAAATTCTGCAAGCATTTCATCACGAATATTCTCATATGTTCTGTCTTCAAACATTAAACCACCTCCTCAATTGGAAAATCCCCGAAATCACTTGAAACAATACACTTAATATATAAATTATCGCCGTTCTTCGTTGTTTCTATTGCATATACATCGTTTATCCTGTCATCAGCAAGTAAGCAATCACGGATTAAATTAGGAATCACCGTTTGCAGATATTCCGGAGTAGGAGAATCACCAAGTATTGCATTTTCAATATCCGAACCGTAATTTTTTGAGTATAAAACCAAAAAGTCTCCTCTTGAGGTGATTAATGCTTTATGAATGGCCTGTTGCAGAGCGATAATGCCATCACATCTGCCGACTATTCTATTCTTTTCCCAGTCAACAAAATATGTTCTTGACGAAATTTCAACCTCATCAAGAGCATTTTCAATAGGAATAACTACATTCATTTAATCAACCTCCTTTTCCAATAACCAAAAATTTACTTTTCTGTTCCAAATATAACAAAAGAACAATGTCATTAACCTTTAAACTACTGTCAATAGTCATTTTCACATCTTTGTAATTCTTGTTATCAATAAAAAAACTAACAGTTTCTGTATGTTTTTTTAGATGATTTGGAACTATTAAGCTACCGGATGAAATTTGTAATTTTTCATTGTTGCAAGATACACACTTTAATGGACTTGCAGATGTAACTCTTGCTGTAATAATACTTAATTGTGACGGAATCAAGCTTTGAAAAAGTGCCTTAATGCTCGAAGCATCACTCATCATCATCATCCTTCCACTCGTTTTCATCATACAAATTAAGAGTAAGTTGTGTAGTATAAGAACCGTCAGCATTAAACGAATGAGTGTCACTGTCAATATAGTATTTTCTTGAAATTTCAAGAGGCTTAATAATTACATTGATACAACATCCTGATATCAAATCGGTATTTCCAATCAAGGTTATGCTAAGTGAATGTGTACCCTTGCTTTCTTCATCAAGAGTGCTTTGGCATAGCTTTTTAAGCTGTGCTGTACTCTTTTCATCATCATAACTCACTACATTTTGAAAAATTCCGACTCTGCTTTCAATGTCAGAACGCTTTGCAGAAGCAACAAGACTGTTTTCATCGTTATAGCAAACTACTCGCGTCACTATTTTTTCATAACTCTTAGTTCGTTTATAACTGATAATATTAGTCCATGTCTCCGCCACTACATTAACTACATCATCAGAACGCCGAAAAAGGCTTAATTTACCTTTTTCGGCACGAATATAATACCTTTTACCTGTATGAGAAAAAGTCTTTGCGAGAGCATTTAAAAGCAAATCCCATGCTTTCTTTTTTGACTGTATCAATTCACCTATTGTATAGCCGGTATTAGCAACCTCCCCGATAGGAATGCCATATCTGTTACATAGATTTTGGAATACCTGGTCGGCCCTTTTATTCGTGTAAGAAAAGGTATCTTTGTTGTTTGACAGATAAATTCCAAGGTCATATGCTTTATACGATGCTTTTTTGCTACTTGATGTTTCGTCTTGTCTTAAAATTATCCCTCTGAATAGCTCATTACCATCATATTTAAAAATGCATGTATGACCCTGTTCAATATCAATGCCTGCTCTTTCTTGATTATTGTCATTTAGTAAATTGAAAGCTAAAGTCCTCGGTGCAGAACCTTTTTTTCCTGACCACTTAACACTATCGATAAGCTGTGTGATGTCATATTGCACCTTGTTTTTTATTACAATCAACTGTAATTTTGACATACGCACCTCATTCACGGCAACTTAAGTACTGTGCCTGCAAAAATTACAGGATAGTTTTTAGATGCCGTTGTACCATTCTTCTCTGCTGTTGATGTTATTACAGATACATTTAGGTCATAAATCTTAAGCCATTTTGAACCATCACCAAGCTGTGACTGAGCAATACTCCAAAGACAATCACCCGACTTGACCGTATATGTCTTGCTTGTACTGTTAGTAGATGGTCTACTTGATGAATTTGTCTGCGAAGATGATTTTGTCAGCTTTCTTATTTCTATTTTTTTATATTGAATAAGCGTTATATCATAATTAAGAGTACCTACATCTCCACCTTCTTCTGAATAATCAAGTTTTGTAATTAAGCAATATTCTGTAATGCCCATACCTGATACAACAAGATGTATGACAGTTTGATTATTCATCAAATTCATTAATTGATCAAGATAATTTCTTGGAGAATTTAAGTGAGATACAGATACCATAGGCGACATATACGCAGGGAAAAAGCTCTCCCAACTGTATTCTGTGCAGTCGGGAGTTCCTTTTTCGTATATTTCACCCAGTTCGGCCACATTTACCTTACTGTTAGAAATTCCATTTTTTATCTTGATTTCTTCAGGAAGGACAGGTATTACAAGTTTTGACTTTTCATTATTCCAAGTTAAAGTAATTGAATAATTAATACTCATATGTATCCTCTCCTTCCTCATAGATTTCCTCATTTACAATACTTATAAGCACAGGTTTAAGCTGTTCAGCCAGGACATTTGCAATTTGTTCCTTAGAAATACTATCATTCTCACCGACAGTAATTTCTCCAAAGCCTTCAAGCTTAATAGTAACAGTTCTATCTCCGTTGCTTTTTGCAGACGGGATTTCAACTGTTTTACCCGATGAAGATACCTTGGCCGCATACGGATCGTCAACATGGAAACTTTGATTAAGAATTTGTCTTGTTTCATCAGCTGTATATACTTTTGAACCTTCGCGTCCAACAATTAACTCCGGACCTTCTTCGCCTGCGATATAAAAATCCTCGCCATAATTTGTACCTTTTGCATGTTTAGGCACATCCGGTGTACCCGAAAGAGCAGAAGCAACAGCAGCTTTAACAGCTGACGCTGCTGACGAAGCACTACTTACACCTGAACGAATTTGCTCAACATATGCATCAATAGTATTTTTAGCTGCAGTAGTAGCTTCTTCTGACAAATTCATGTCATCAATAGTGCCTTTCATTTTTGATGACATTTCGTTCATTTCAGAATTAAAATTAGTTTTCAATTCTGCCACAGATGTTGCTGTTTTGCTCTGCTCACCTTGTAAGTCAGTATATTTACTGACCATTCTTTGCAAGTCCTCATCAGAGGCATCGGCCATACCTGCAAGAGCTGCGGCACTTTCCGCCGAACCATCGTCCATTGATGATACAAGTTCATTAAGACCTTCAATGTTTCTATTCTTAAGATTTTCAAGATTGTTTGCGTAATTTTCCCAGTACGAAATCTGACTATCAAGATTACTCATAAGTGTTGATACAGATGTTTCAGAAACACTTTCTACTTCGTCCCATAGATTGTACTGACCAGAGAATGATTCAAGTGCAGATTGATAGACTTCGTCATACTTATCAGCAAGAGCCTGTAAGTTTTCATTCTGACTTATTGCAGCTGTTGCAGCAGCCTCAGCAGCTTCATTACTTGTATCAATAATAATTCCATTTTTCTCAGCATAAGCGTTTGTAAGTTCCTCCAAAGCCTCTTTGGAGGTAGTCATACTATCACTATATGCCTCATCAGCTTCCTTCGCTTTTTCTATTGCGTTATTGTAATCATCAAGTGCATCTTTTTCATCACCTTGTGCATCAGCAAGTGCAAGTGAAGTATCCAAAACTTCCTTTGACGCTGAGTCATGCTCAGATAACGCTTTTTCGTAGTTACCTTCGGCTATAAAAGTAGCTTGTAACTTTTCATAATAAAGTGTTTGAGCATTATCAAGTTCTTCGGTTGCTGTTTGTTTTGCTTGCAAAAGTGCAGGTTGTTGCTTAAGAATTTCATTGTATGAATCATAAGCATTTTTATAGCGTTCTTCCGCTATATCTTGAGAGGCTATTGTCTGAATCTTCGTGATTGTATCAGCGAGATGTGAATTTACATCTTCAAGGCTTAAATTAAGTCCAGGAATTTTCTGATTAAGTACACTGATAACAGTAGAAAGTTCTCTCTGTTCGTCAGCAGAAAGCTTACTTTTAGAAGCAAGTTCTTGTAATCTATCAACAAGATTTCCCGTTGCCTCTTCCTCATTATCAATGTTAGTTTTTCTCTCTGTGTACTTTTCTATAGTTTCTTCATATGCAGATATGGTTTCATCAAGTTTGGAATTAAAATCTTCAACAGACTGCTTACCACTATCGTAAGATGATGATAATTCATCAACTTGGTATTTTAATTCTTGTGCTTCAGCAGAATTTTTACCATATGTATCACAAGCTTCTTCGTACGCTTTTTGTGTGTCATCTAACTGTTCTTTCAATAGCTTAGTAGATGCGGTCATACCTTCCATCTCATCTACTTCATCTTCTTGTGCAGCTATTAGTGTTGTAACTCCCGCAACTACCGCCGCGATAGCAGTAGCAACAAGGAATAATGGATTTGCATCCATAACAGCTGTAAATGCTGCTGTTGCAACGGTAGCAAGCTTAGTAACAATGTTATAAGCTACAATGGCGGCAGTTACTACACCAACTGCAACGCTTATAGAAGTAGCACCCTGGACAACCTTTGGATTTTCATTTACAAAGTTTGTAACATTATTCAGTATAGTAGTAATACTTTCATTAAGTTTGGTTGATAAGGGCAATAATGTTGTACCGATAGCAATCTGTGTATTTGTTGCGGCTGTTGAAACTGCTTGTGCTGAATGCTCTGCCGTCGAAGTCATTGTTTCATATGCTTCATTAACTGTACCGGTTGAATTTTCCATTTTTTCAAGTGTACTATTATATTTTTCAGTTCCGCTTGTCAAAAGGGAAAGAGCACCTATACCAGCTTCTTGTGATGACCAAAGATTAGAGAATGATGTTGCATTACCATTGACAGAATCAGATAGTATACCGATTATATCGCCGAGCGACTTGCCTTCTTCAACAAGATTAGCAAAAGATTTACCTGTTTGCTCTTCCAAAGTAGCTGATACTGTACTACCTGAGTCGCCAAGTTCATTAAACATACCTTTGAGATATGTAGTCGATTCAGCTGTGGCAATACCGTTAGCTGTAAGTAAAGCATATGCTGTACTCAAATCTTCAATGGTAATGTTGTAAGCGGCCGCAGAAGGAATCACACGACCCATTGAACTTGCAAGTTCGTCAACCGTAGTTTTGCCAAGATTTTGCGTCATAATGAGAGTATCAGATATCCTGTTTGTTTCTGATACATCTAATTGATATGCATTGAGAGCAGTTGTAAGTACGTCAACAGCTGTGGCGGTCTGGGTAAAACCACCAACAGCAAGTTTATTTGCATCCTCTACAAATTCTGCCACTCCTTGAGTTGCAACACCGGCAGAAAGGGCCTGATATTCAGCCTCTGCAAGGGATGATGCCGCTTGTCCTGTTTTTTGAGAAAGTTCAAGCATATCGTTGCTCATATCACTGATAGACATAACATTTGTATCTGCAAGTGTTGATACTTTTGCCACATAAGTTTCGTATTCACTTGCCTTTTCAATACACTTTTCGTATCCATCAGCAATATTTTTCAAGAAAGCAATAATACCGGCAGAAGCAATTATACCCTCAAGGTCAGCAAATACTGTTTTATTTTTTTCTCCATATTCTTCTGTTTGCTCGGAAGTTTCTTTAATTTTTTCACCTATGCCGTCGTAGTCATCTTCAACACCTTTTGTACTTTCTCCAAGGTCCTCGTTTGATTCTTTAGCTTTTTCAGCCTTTTCGACATACTCATCAAGTTCCTCTGCCGCCTCAGCTACATTGTCAGTAGTAGCACTGACAGCTGTAAGATTTGTATTTAGTGCATTTTCCTGCTCATTAACAGCTGTGGTTACTTTTGTTAATGATTCTTCTGCTGTTTCGGCACTTGTTGATACTTCTTCCAGGGAGCTTGCCGATGTTCCTATGTTAGAAAGTTCTTGTGTAACATTTCTGCCCGTTGTTCCGAGATTGGCCAGTTTTTCTGACATATCATCAACCATCTTGAATGTGGTTGAGATTACTGCCATAAATAGCCCCCCTTTTTTATTTATTAGTTAACAATATTGAGATTGTCGTTCTGTCTTTTATGATTGCATTTGTTCAAGCTGTTTTTCTCGGCAGTAGAGTTCTGATGCTATATACATAGCCTGGTCCGAGGGTTCTAACTGAAAAAAATCTTCAAATCTCATCCCATGCTCTTGCCACATAACATGTGCCCAATAAGACAGACTGCCAATCTCTGATATTAGTTTTTTGCTTCATCAATAATGTACTGATTTTCCTCGCCGGAAAGAGTACATGTCAAAGAAAGAATAACATCTCTTACATATTCATATTCGGCTTTACTTGCAAAGACAGCATGAGGCATATCCATTACATCAGCACAGCTGTAAAAATTCATGAGTTCTTTATCATGTAAATCCGGATATACAAGGCCATCAACAATCAATCTGTTTGTATAGCCCTCTGCATCAACAACAAAATCTTTGACTACTCTGTTATTGCGAATAAGTACATTACCTTTCTCATCCTTAGCGGAAGCGTAGTAATTGTACTGTTCGTAAATTTCATTGACATGTTTTACAGATAATCTTTTTACCTGCAATTCAACACGCTTTCCGTCATCATCAATAAATGATTCCGGTGCATATACTTTTACAACCTCTTCTTCTTTAGCTTTATTGCGCATAAACGCCTTTAAAGAACTTGCCATAATTATTAACTCCTTTTTGATAAAATTATAGAGCAAAGGCATAATCACCTTTGCTCTGCTGAATTTAAGTAAACTGATAACCGTTAAATGTAATGGTTTCTTCAACATAATCTGTTGATGATGAATCAAGATCAAGCATAGTAATATCACCTGTTGGCACACAACCTGTGATTGTAACTACATCATTGCCATATTTTTTGAAGAAATCAGAACCCTTGTCATTATTAAGAGCCTGAATAGTGAATTCAGGTGTAAGACCTTTGTCAAGATACTTCTTAACAATCGTAGAACCAAATTTATTTGTTTTATACATACCGACTTCAACGGTAATTTTGTAACCTGTTGTTCTTGTCTTTTCAGTCTTAACACCAAGTGGTTTACTTGTTGAACTGTTTAAGCTTACTTTAACAAGAACCTTTTTTGCCTGAGCAAATTCCTCTCCGTCAATGAAGAGTTTACCTTCTGTCTTAAGCATAGGCTGAATGCCTGTATTTGTTGCAGCTCTGCTCATTATTTATCACTCCTTTATGCAGTTTTTACTGTAATGTAAATCTTTTCAGCTGAATCAAGTGGGGCAATATAAATATTGATATATGTAGCATCAAGACTCGACGCGTTGCGGTCAACCACAAAGTCTTTTTCGTAATCAACATTATTGATTGCATTATCACTCTCATACTGCTTAAGAATAGCATTACCGCGACCCTCTATGAGGTCCCAACCTTCATCATTGTTATCATACTTCGCCGGTGCAAATTCCTCTTTGAGGTCATCAAGGAGTGTGTCAATAACTCTGATGTATCTGTTCTTCTTGTATCCGTCCGGTTTATCACCCTGTGCTGCAGAAGAACAAAGAGAATTGATGTCATAATCAATAACAACCTCACCTGCATTATTAAGTGAGAAATAAAGTTCACCTGCCTTAGTTGCAATGTCAGCTTTTTCGTTCGTTTTGAGACCAAGAACTGAAACGGCATCATCGTATACCTTGTAAGTGTTACTCTCATTGTATAAGGCACCTGCAGTAATACCTGCAATGAACGCAGTAGCATTTACTGCATCAATCTCTGTACCATCATCAAGAATAACACCGTTAGTAACATTGATAACACCTTCATAATCCGCTGCGTAATTTGCGACAACAAACTGTCCTGTCTTGCCGAGCGTATCTCTTAAATACTTAATTTTTGACTTAATGGCTGTAAATGTATCTTCTTCAATACCTGTAATAGGAAAAGCAACTGCATTAAAAGTGATGTTTTCAAGGTTATCAAGAAATTTTGTAATCTCTGTATTTGTAACTTTGCCGTCATCACCACCTGTAAGAACAGCCCCAGCAGTAGCAGAAAGCGCACCTGTACCACTGAATGTAAGATACTCGCTTTTCTTTGCGATAAGTTCCTCAACAGTTTTAACTTTTTCAAACATCTCCACCTTGTTACCTGCAAGGTAAACAGATACATCATATCCTTCAGTCGGATTTGATACTACGGTAACAGTAAATTTGTTACCTCTTGAACCGCCAAATAATGCTGTTGCTGTAAGCGTATCACTTGTAGCAGTAGCTTTCTTACCTTCTGCAAGAATATACACCTTTACAGTTGTTGCATGCTTAAGTGCTTCTCTTACCGGAAGCATAGATGGTTCGTTGTCGTACACGCTATATCCAAGAATATTCTTAAGTGCATTAGCATTTGAACTTGTAACTTCAACAACACTGCCGGCTTTACCATACTTTGCCGAAATTGGCACAACTGCAATACCTCTTTCAGCTGTTTCGACAGAATTTTTTTTCTGTGCTTCAACATTGATATAAGTACCTGGTCTTACTTTGCCAATGTTGATATCAAAAATGCCGCCTGCCATAATTTAACCTCCAATCTTTTTATTTAAAAAACTCTCAACTGTTTTTTTTGCTTCTTCAACTGTCATATTTTCTGATTTGCCGTAAAACGCACCATCAAAAGTAGATGTACTTACACCCAAAAGTTCATTACAATTTGCTCTTAGGGCAGATAAACAGTACTTCTCGGCCGTTTTTTCAGCTTCATTAATCTTATTTGTAGCCATTTTATCCTCCTACTAAGTTAAACTTAAAATTATCAGCATTACTCGTATTATTGCAATAATTTTTTCGATATTCCCACGATATCTGAACTTGAGCAACACAATTATCAATACGAGCAACTTTGTTTACAGTTACTCTGATAAACAAACCCGTTTCTGTGCCATCTTCATTAAGCAGCGGTATGTAACAGCGCTTTTTAAAGATGGCATTTGCTATATCATTTGCGAGAGTGTATGCCAAATCGTTACTTAGATGATAAACTTCAATAAATGCTGTATTAGAATTAACATACTGAACCGTTAGCAGATCTTTGTTTGGCATATTTTCTGGAATTTTGAAATACAAAGCAGGTAATTTAAATCCATCTTTAACATTTTCGTAGTAGTCCTGTGCATTTGCCGGTTTCCCAACTGTATTCATAATGTAACTTACAACACTTGCAAAATCTTCTGTCATAATATCACCTCGAAAAATACTGTTCTAACCATTGCTGAATCTTTGCATCAAGGAATTTAGGCAACATTGCTTCGATGATTTTAATACCGCTTTCCCAGTAGTGTTTACCCTCTACTCTTTTCGCGGTCAACATCATACCTGTTTTAGCTCCTGGGTCATAGATAAATCTATCTCCTGCCCACTTGCCAGGTACAAATCGTCTGTTTTGCCAATGACCATCGTTAGCATACTTAGCGTATTTTACATTTGTACCAACTTCAAGTTCAATACTTCCTTCTGATAAGTTCCAAACATTGTCTCTGTCACCCTTTTGAAACGATGAAAGGAGTAGCCTTGTATCAACTACTCCTTTAGAAATAATTTCATCTTGTAGAACTCTTAGAAACTCATATCCCAAACCCTCAAGAAAAATATTAAGTTGCACTTTAAGGTCACCACTTATTCGTGAACATTTGTCAAAAAAATTCTCAAGTTCGGAAATATCAACTTCAATGCTCGCCATAACTATCTTTATCCTTTCTCTGAAGATATACAACAATATGATGATTGCGAACAGTATAAGGCACTTCTGCATAATATGCAACACCTTCAAAAATCACTTTATCGTTAAGTCTGATATCTGTACCAAGAGGAAAATCAACCTTGCGCCTGGCCGTTACATTTTGATATGGTTCGCTTTGAGCTACATTTATTGTTTCTAAATGAACATGGCATTTTACATTAACCAAATTTGGTATATCAGGGTATCCGTCTTCAACCGACGATAGCCCGTACCCTTTTGATATAGATTTTTTTTCATAATGGTAAATGTCGCACTTATTATTAAGTAATCGTTCAAAGCTTTTTAAAGAATTCAACACTATATCACTCCCAGTCGCAAGAATGTATTTCCTGACTCATTGATAACATAAGGTGCAAGCAGACTCGATATTCCAAGCATATCAAAATCAGTTGATACTTCAACTGTTTCAACTGTATAGCTGTAATCATCAAAAGTTTCTCCTTTGAGTCTGCCGGTCAGCTGTAAGCTATCGTTATAGCAGAGTGCATCTGCAAGAATTAATGTCGCATTCTTAACGTCCGCTGGTATTTCAGGATATTTTTCAGCGTTTGAAAAGTCATGCTTGCAGTAATTTATGATTTTTGACTCAGCAAGAGCAATCATAACAATAGTCTTGACTGCAGATTTGTTTTTTACTTCTTCGTGTTCGGTAAATGAGCTTAGATCTTCTACCGTAATCCATGGTCTTGTGGCCACTATAACACCTCCTTACAGCTTTGTGACCGACTTAAATGTCGGTCACAGCAAGATGCTCATTAATTCTTTTAATTTTGTCTGCTTTATTAAGACCTTTCTCAAAAGCAATACCGAGTTCATCAGCAAGTACATCAAGTTCAGATACGCTCATTTTGCTTAAATCGTGAGTATTTGAAGTATCAACTACATTATTGCTTTCGCTGTTCTCTTCGCTTACAGGCTCGTTCTGTGGCTTTGTGTTGGGAATATCCTCAACGGCTGAACAATAGCCAGAGGAAATAAATATCTTTGCCTGTTCTTCTGCCATTTCAACAGGAATATCCTGCTTGACTGTAATGTCTCCACGAGTATAAGAATAGCCTTTTATAAGTTTTACTCTCATTGTTCGTACCTTTCCGTATCAAAGATTTGCTTTAATGTTTGTAATCATACCGGTTGCTTCAAGTTCCTCAATAATTGTATCAAAATCAAGGTGAATAACATAAAAACGCTTGTCCTGCATGATTGCTTCCTTACCTTCTGTTGTCTTACGGATCTGCATTGTGTATGTGTTTGTAACAATAAGATTTTTTGGATCTGTAAGCATAATTTTGCTTTCTGGAAACATTGTTTCAGTTTCAATCTGAACACCTGCAGGTGCTTCATAAAATTTTTCTGGAAGAGTTGAGCCATTTGCCTTAGCCGCATTATAGAGAACTCTCTCCCAATTCTGTTTCATGTGCGGCGACATAAGCCAACGAAGTTTTCCGTTGTTGTATTTGTCAGGCACAGCCTGGAGCATTTTGTAGAACATGTCGAGAGAAAGAGCTGCATTAGCATTGTCAACAATATTACCGCCGTTCTCAATCTGTTTTACCCAACCATCATTAATCTTAAGAAAATCATAATCCGGGTCGCCTGACTCCGTTGACTCATCACCATTAAGATAAAGGTCAATCAGATCAATACCAAGCTGTGTTGTCATAAGGTCGGTAACAATTTTTTCGAAGTTCTGACCTTCAATGTTTTCACGAAGCGTTTCCTCTGTAATTTCCCATGGGAGTCTCACAGCTGTACAAGCATACTTAACAACACTTGTTTTCACATTTCCTCTGTAACCATCATCCACATTTTCCGTTTTTTCTCTGATGATTCTCTTTGCAATACCAATCTTATCAACTTCGCCTGATTTTGCCGTTTTCATTTCGTGTCTTACAAGTGAACCAAGATGTGTGGCATCAAAAGTCTGCTGAAGAAATTTTTTTGCCTGTTCAGGATTGAGCAGACCATTGGTAATACCGGAAGTCTGAATAGGTGTTGTGTCTTTTAAAAGCTGTCTTGTTGCTTTTGGCATAATTATTATCTCCTTTACATAAAATTAAAGAATACCATGCAGATAATGCTGCTGACTATCTTTTTTTTCAATCTGACTGTCTTCATCATCAAGGCTGTTAGAGTAACCTCTCATTTTAAGACATGCCGAGAGTTCTTCCTTAAAAATAGCTCTTACTTCTGACTCTGTCATTTCGTTGAGGTTCTTTTCAACAGGTTTTTCCTCCTGATGTTCTTCTGTACCAAGTGCCTTCTTGATTTCATCGGCCATAATGGTTCTGAGTTCTGTTTCTGACATTTCTTTTTCCTCCTTTTTTACTGTGAATTTTTGGTCAGTGCTTTTTGATGTACCGCTACTTTTTTTAGCTTTTTCTTCGTCTTCTGTTTCTGAATTTTTCTTTTTGCTTTTAACCCTTGGTGTTTCGTCAATAATAGACTTTTGAACGCCATCCGGTGTAGCAAGAATGCTTGAAACAATGCCATTGAATTCCGAAAGAGCCTCTGAAATCACATCCGCATTGCTTTCATACACATAGCATTCATTACGAGAATCCCATTTACAAAGTACATCTTGAAGACTTGAAAAGGCATTCCAAAAGTTGTCTCTACGCTTACGCTTTTCGTAAATTTCAAGCGTTTCTCCCTTTTTCACATGATCATAACCGAAAAGCTTAGCAATCTTTGTGAAAAGAGTGTCTTTTGCAACTTCCTCACCTTTAAATACTGTGTTATCCTCTTCTGATAAATCAGTTTCAACTGTACTGTATTTACCGACACCGCCCATAGAATAGCCTGTAATTTCTTTTTTTACAATCTTATCCCAAAGCTCGTTGTCTTCAACTTTTACAGTAAGCATCCAAGTTCCTTCCTTGACCTCTTCGCCGCCAATCGTGCAGTCACAACCGGTTATCCAAGATTTTACAACTTCGCAAGAGTCTGTCTTCTCGAATGAGTGCTGAATATCAATCTGATTACAGTTTTCGCGAAAATACTTTTCTGCTTTGACAATCTCCTCGGCTGACATAAAATCATCATGTGCGTCCGCAGTCATTGGTTCATACACAATACCTGTGACATAATGAGTGTCATTATCTGCCATAAGAATTGCACCGTAACTTTCGATATTCGCTGTATCGCTGTTTTCATCAGCTTTTGTAATAAGAAATTTACGCTTATTGGCTGCTTTATTTACAAGCGAAACAAATGAAATCTTAGCATCGGTAATCTCTGTCGATTTAACAATCGATTTGCTCATATCTTTTTCCCTTCTTTCTGTTTTGATGTATATAGTTCAACCACAAGACCCCTGCTTATAAGACTTTCTGCTCTACCTTTTGAACATTCGAAAATTTCATTTACAGGTCTGCGGATAAAACCATTCATACTATCGGCAAATTCCGCTATAACTTTAACTTTTATCAATTCTTCGCCGCCTTTTCTTCAGATATAAAAAAGCACCAATCTAAAATCAGATTAGTGCTTTTATAATTAAAATATAGTGTTTTATAACGAATTAAGTTAAAAAGTAAATAAATAAAAAGCCAAGTATTATAAACAGCATATTTTCTTATGCTATCTATAAACTTAGCTTTTAGTCTATTTTGGGCCATTCTTTTAAATTTTCGTCTTGCTCTAATGCTTCATCTGAAAGTTTGTCACGTTCATCTTGAGTTAGCCCAGAGTCGACATAATGACCATCATAATAATATATTTTTACCATTATTATCGTTCACTCCAATCTATACCATGTGTATTCTTAAAATCTTGCAAAGTTTGTAAAATTGCGTTACTTTCACTTAGATTATACTCACTTGAGCGGTACTTGTCAACTCTTTTAGCAAAAGCATTTTCGCTAAAAGGAATATCTCCAGCTTTATATGTAAACACTCTACCATCATGAGTTACAACAACACCCATTTTGTATTTGTGCCCACCTGCGGAAATTATATCACTTCCTGTTGGAGGATTATTAGTTGGATGATTATGAACAGCAATAAGTGAATATTCAGAATTATTATCAATAGCTTCATTTAAACTATCATTATAGTCAACTCCAAAATCAGTTTTAGATGAAGTTTGCTTACCTTCAATTTTACCGGTTACACTATTTATTAGACACATATCCTCTTTATCGGTACCATTACGATGAGTCAACATAGCTTTTGATTGCGAGTATATGCGATTATCTACTTTTTTATTACCAGTAATTCCATTAAACTTTTCTTTAAATTCCTTTGACTTAATGTAATTTAAATCAACTGAATTATTTTTATTTTTTTCTTTTTTCTTTTCACTTATACCTTGTTCCTTTTGTGCCTTCTTCCAAGCCTTATTATCATCGTTTATACAATTTTTCTGGAGTTTTTCTCTCTCCTCAATAGATAAACCAATTATTTCCTTATCAACAATCGGTTGATGAATGCAATGACAATTAACAGATTCAGAAGGCGGTAATATAGTATCACGTGGGTACATCGGATAATATGCAGTTCCATCTGCACCGATAAGTTCAAACGGCTCATTAATGTTTACAATTTGACCATTGATATTCACATGATTAGAACGAGGATTGTTCTTCCTTGCTCCTGTGTGTCTCCACCTTTTTTGTGATACCGCTGGTGACTGAATATAAGCTTCCTGTGCTGATACACTGTTAGCTCTCAACATTTCAGTAATAGCTGTTGTTCGAGCTCTTTTAGCACTTGTTACTATACTGCTGTCAGTAAGTTCTTCTGCAACAGTAGTTATACTTTTGCCTTCTTTAAGTGCAACCGAAAGAGTATTGTTTAACTGTTCTTCAGATGTCACTTCCATTATCTTTGACAAGTCTTCCGACCAGCTTTCGATCCAATCAGACGTGCGATTTGTCATCTTTTTTAGTTCAAGCTCTTTATCAATACTCTGAATATATGTATTTGATATTTTTGGAACTGATTTTGCAAATTCATCCTTAAACATTAAGTTAATATCATTAACTACTGATGAATCTGCATTGAAGTTTGGTAACATATCAATTATTTCAGATATAGTCGCATTAGGATTTTCATTAAGAAGTAAAATAAACTTATCTGTTTTGCCTTGCAGTATTTTTGATAATTTTTCCTCAATTTCTTCTGCAACAGAGAGAGTATAAGCAATATCTAAATATCCCGCTTTTTCCAACTCTTCTTTGAGCTTGTCATTTTCTTTCTTAATATATTTCTCAATTTCTTTACATATTAAAGAACAAGAAGAAGAAATTAATCTGCTAAGTTTCATTCATTCTCACTCCCTGCTTTATTCTGAATTTTCTTAAATTCAGAAAGTAAGGATTTGAGAACAGGAACTATATCATCATCACCGTTTTCATCTGCCTTCTGAATCTGTGCTTCAAGCTGTTGAGCGATTGTCGATTGATGTTGAGATACAGAAAGCGGAATGTCCGCACCATCAAAGTCATAGTCTTCACAATCCTTGCCCAATTGATTGTAGGCTATCTCTTTAGCACAGTTTGGTGAGATTGCCCCATACGGAGCTGTAGCATCCAAAATAGTTTTTATATCATCTGGATTATTGAATTTCGGCTCTTCGAAATATACTTCAACATACTTAAAATTGTATTCGTTAAGGAGTTTATGATTAACAGCCCACGCAAGTCTCTGTCGATACGGTTGGAATACCTGCTGTTCAGTAACTGTCATTGCTGCATAAGCAGTAGCTCTGTTAAAGTCTGTTGTGTAACCGACATAAATATCTGGTAAATTGAATGCTGATTGTACCTTTCTCCTGTTGTTTTCAATGTAATCACCGAACAATTCATCTTTCTGTAGAACCGATGCCATCTCTTTAAGAGTTACTTTAGGAGGATTTTCTTTTGACCATTGCATATCCTGTTGAACTGCTTCCATTTCCAAAACCAAAAAAGCGTGTTGCCCTTTTTCACCTCGAATGTTATTTGCATACTCCTGCAATTTTGCTCTTGAGCTTTCAGATAATTTGCCATTTTCTATGCAGATGGCAAGGGGAGTATGTCTGCCGTTCATAAAATAATTGAGATTAAGACTTTCTGCATATGCAGAACCTTTAATAGGATACATACAGCCAATCCAACGAATATCGCCATATGGCTTGTTGCCAAGCTTGAATTCAAATATTTCATTAGCCTGCTGACTTACATCAATAAATTCTCCTTCTTCGAGGTATTCTCCGGTATTCTTATTAAGTATTCGGGGATCGCCTAATTCTTTGAAGAACACAGTTTTTCCACCAATCACCTGCTTGTACATTCTGAATCGTTTTTGCCTTTTGAATGCTGTACCGCCTCCGACATAGTAATCAATCGGAGTGAATTCAAGTTGTCTCTTGCTTTTTGTAATAGAATTGACACTACTTATGTTGATTATTTCAACTACTTTGCCATCAATGTTGCGTATGACTTCAAGATAGCCAATACCGTCGCTTTCAACATCAGCTACAAGTTGTTCAAAAATATCTTTAGTGTCGCATTCAAGCGATAACATTTCAATCACATTTTTTGCAAATTTGAATTCTGCTTCCATTTCCGGAGTTTCTTCATTTTTGTAATCTTCTTTGTAGCGCACGCCTATTCCAAAGCCTACAATATTGTTTTTGTAGCTCTCGATACATTGAGGAAGAATTGTTGAGTTTTCAATGCAAGAACGATACATCGTTTCAAAGTTAATATGTGTAAGCCAATCATTACTTGTTTCCTCTGATTCAGGTTCAATATTGGTTGGTTTGTCAGATTTCAAGATTGATTTTTCCTCTGGAAACTCAATCATAGATATCGACATACTTGGTTTATCCTTCTTCGCCATCTCATCTCATCTCCTCTCTTTTGTTGACTGGCAAGCAGCATAACAAAATACAGTCTGCTTCATCTGGAGAAGGCAGACCTCTTTTTTTCATATCTTTTTTACTTTCAACCTTTAATTTACCTTTATCTGTCATAAAATATTTTCGAGCAGATAACTGAGCAACGAGGTCACTATCATTTGGAAGTTTCATTTCGCAAGGGCATTTGTTGCCTTGCTCATCTTTTTCTGATATCAATGCTTTAAGCACAGACATCATATATGTAGTTGTGTCATCATAATAGATGTTGTCGATTTTAAGACCAAAAATAACTGGTATTATACGCATTTGTTTGAATCTGTCAGGGCTTAACCTTTTAAGCTGTCGCAATCTGTCAGTAACACCACCGCCAACTCCGCTATCATCAATCTTAATGCAAATTTGTCGTTTAAAGTCTTGGTATTTTAAAAGCAGTAAATCATATAACTTGACAATACTGTCAGCTGTCTGCATTGTATCTTGACCTCGTATCTTATGCTTGATATGTGTTACTCCGTCAATTCTGTAACCAATAATTGTCTTATCGTCACCGAAACGAGCAACATCGCACCCAATATCAATAATACCCGGTACACCTGTTTTACTCATAATAGGTTCAGAATTAATACTCTGCTCAATGAGAGAGATTGGTATAAACACATCATCTTCTGCGAGTGGAAAAAGACCATGTACACGCACTCGTACAACATTACTTTCAGCACCGTATTTATTGATAAGCGACTGTATATTCTCTTTGTCTGTTCTTTTACTAAGAGATGAGTCAACAGTCATTGTGCTCCAACTTGCTCGTTCAGAAGTATGGGAATCGTAAAACATACCGCTTGTTTTTGTAGGGTTACCTACAAGTAATAGCTTATTGTTTATGCCAGAAAGTGTGCCTCGTACAGCTTCCAGTACTTCATCAGGAACACCCGATGCCTCATCAATGATAAAAAGCATATTGTCTTCGTGAAAGCCTTGCATATTTTCCGGTTTTGATGATGCACGGGCAACACCAAACCAACGCTTTTCACGTCCAACAACATAAATATATGTTTTGGTCCATTTAAGCAGCCGCTGAAGAAAAGGACTTAATTGCCTCCACTTTTCAAGTTCAGCCCATAGCACATCATTGAGCTGTTGTCTCGTTGGTGCAGTAGCAACTACACGACTGTTTGGATAACAAGTTAAGAACCACAAAAAAACAATTGCTGAAAATGCTGTCTTTCCGACACCTTGTCCAGACTTGATAGAAAGTCTTTTTATTTCCTTCTTTTCAATTCTGCGAAATGCCTCTAACTGCCAATCATCAGCAATAAAATTAAAATTATCAGATGCAAAAAGTTCGATGTTTGTACGCCATTCAGTAATTTTATTCTTAATTGCGGTTTTGTACTCACTCATCGTTACCGTCAACCTCCTCAATAGCTCCAAAGAAATCATTAAGCCAATCATCAGTGTTCTCGCCTTTATTTTTGCGAATATCAGACAAAAGATTAATAGCAGCGGTTTTATTTCGCTGCACAGATGTTAGTTCTCTTTCGAGCCTTAGAGTTGCAAAAGATACATCTTCTGATTCGATAGACAATGTTTCTTTCTTACCGTTCTTTGTTGTTTCTTGAGAAATCTTCTTGCTTACCGCAAACTGTCCCTTTACTGTGCTTTCTTTAACTTTCTTGATAGCTCTTAAAATTCTTCGTTCACGAATTGTGTAAAGTCTTAGTTGCTCAATGATTAGTTCTTCCTCATCATCGAGCATTTCCTCTGCGATTGCTTTTTCGTCATCATCAAGACAATCCCAGTTTACAAGTGAGTATGCACCATGCTTGACAGCGTTACGATTGCCAGGTGGTGCTCCGCTTCTATGTACAACTTCTTTTTTGAGTGCTTGAGGTGATTGCTGTTCATCTGACTGTTGCGACTTAGAAAGGTTGCAACTTTTTTTATTTTTTGGTTGCGACTTTTTAGCTTTACTTCGTGCAGATTTTATTTTTTTATTTTTGTTCCAATAACGAGAGGCCCAAGACTTGACGGTTGATTCAGAAACGCCATATTTTTCGGCTATTTCTTTATATGACAAACCTTTTTTGTAATCTTCAAGAGCCTCGTTCCTATCGGCCATCAAATCCCCCCTCCTTTTGTTTCGGTATATCGGATGGAGGGTTTAACGAAGATACGAGGTTTAAGTATTATGATCCTCATTCATTTCTATCCCCTCCTCGTTATCAAATTGTTGTTTTATTCTATTAATTACAAAGCACACACAAGGCAAAGCAACACCGTTGCCCCACATTTTGTATTCAGCAGAATCAGTATGAGGATTTTTAAGCCACTTGATTATCTGCTTGTCGGTTTTAGGCTTTTTGCCGTTGATTTCAGCATATGCGTTAAAAACTTTTCTCCAGAAATCAATTTCTTCATCGGTCGGGTTTTCAGTTTCAAGACCACTGGACCACCAATCCGGAAAGCCTTGAAGTCTTGCACATTCTGTCGGAGTTAATCTTCGTACTATGTAAAAGGGTTCTTCACTTACAGTTGGCGGATCTTTGAAATCTGATGCAACAAGAGTATTTGCTATGTTTTTCTCTGCAATTGTGTGATATGAGTTTTTACTGGTTGAATACGCCAAGTGTGCAACAGCACCCGGACCTCTTGCAACCATTGTGGGTTGTAGTTCGGATTCAACCACGAAATTATACTTTGCGTTTACACCTTGATTGAAAGCTGACCTGTCGATACCGTAAGATACAGCATGTCTGTCCGTGGCATTGAGCGTAAAACTGACATCTTCGTTTACACCGTTTCCCTGTGGTCCATTTTCGTCTTTTCTGCCAATCATTGAACCTTGAATACTTACTACTGCGACTCCGCCTTGATTTGAATCGGGCGAGTTTCCGCCTGTATCAATCGTTCTAGCTGTTGTTGTAGGATAGCAATTATGTCTTGCATTTTTTGTCCCTTCAGAAGTGAATCTGACATCAAAACATTTTGAACTTTCAATTACGAAAGGTTGGTTGTTTCCGCCTGTGCCATATGTAGAAAGAACGGTGGGTGCTTTTTCAATTGGCCCTGTATATCGTGTGTCTTGACTATGATTTTCAAACATCACTGCTCCGGGTACTGTGCCGGCACGAAGTGTGGGGGAGATTTCCTTTTCATAGCCTATACTTCGACTTTTAGCTGAATGTTCTGTGCAGAAACCGGCTGAATCAATAACGCAAGGCGGGTGATGTGCCTCAGCACGAAGTGTGCAAGTCACATCTTCGGTAATATCCATTCTGTTACCGCCTTGGTCATTCAAAACTACTCCGTTTCTGCCTGTAGACATTCCGCAGTTTGCACCGATTGTAGAAGATATATTGCCCGTCAGTTTTGCATTGTATTCGTCAAAGCCTGTTGCTCCAATGCAATTCTTAACATCTGTGGTAGCTGTTTTCCTCTGGCTGACGCTCTGCGTAAGATTCCCAGACAAGCTTTCTGACTCAAATAGTATTTTGTCGGCACATTCGCCTGCAAAATCTGCGACAAGGTAGATTCTCTTTCTTCGTTGGGGCACTCCCCAGTATTGAGCATCAAGGACTCTCCAACAAACGGAGAACGCATCTCCCATGATTTCCCCTGAGTTAGTCCATTTTCCACTTTTAGGTTTAGAAACAGATAGTCTTTTATCTTTGATTTTGCAGATTTCTTCGAGGACTGTCCTAAAGTCCTCACCTTTGTTTGACGAGAATGCTCCGGGGACATTTTCCCACACAATGAATCTGGGATATTTTCCATTTGTTTTACACCTCATTTCCTTGATTATTCGTATGGCCTCGTAAAAGAGGTTACTTCTTGTACCACATAATCCTGCCCGTTTACCCGCAATGCTCATATCCTGACACGGACTTCCGAAAGTGACGATGTCAACATGTGGGAGATTCGCTCCGCTTAATTTTGATACATCACCAAAATGTTTCATTTCAGGTATGCGCTTGGTTGTTACACGAACAGGAAAAGGCTCAATTTCCGATGCCCATAAAGGTTCAACACCGCAAATTAAGCCTCCGAGCGGAAACCCGCCACTACCGTCAAACAAACTGCCGAGGGTTATTCTGTTATTCATCGGCAACCTCTCTGTTAGTCAAGATTGCCTTTTCCCCTGTCAGTTTTTCCCATCTGTCAATGATTACATCTACATATCCGGGGTCAAGCTCCATTGTGTAACATATGCGTTTATTTTGCTCACAAGCAATAAGTGATGTTCCGCTGCCTCCAAAAATGTCAAGAACTACATCTTTTTGCTTTGTATTGTTGCAAATTTGATAATCAAAAAGTTTAACTGGTTTCATCGTTGGATGAACATCATTCCTCTTAGGCTTTTCAAACTCAAGAATTGTTGTTTGCTTGCGATCACTTGCCCATAAATGACTTGCACCGCTTTTCCAACCATAAAGACAAGGTTCATGTTGCCATTGATAATCCTGTCGGCCAAGCACAAGAGATGATTTTTTCCAGATAAGGCATTGTCTGACAATCCAGCCTATGTCTTTACAAGCAGCTCTGAAATTAAAGCCCTCTGAATCAGCATGCCATATGTAAAATACTGAACCAGGCTTCATTACTTCATTAGCACATCTGAATGCATCTGAAAGAAATGCCCTAAACTGAGCATCCTCCATACTGTCATTTTTGATTGTAAGCTGTTGTGCTGTTCCTCCATGATAATTCACATTATAAGGCGGGTCGGTAATTAGCAAATCTGCTAAATTACCGCTCATCAGCAATTTTACATCTTCAATATTAGTGCTGTCACCGCACATTAGTCTGTGTTCACCAAGTTTGTATATATCTCCTGATTTTGTTCTTGGCACTTTTGGTACAGGTTCTTCGTAATCGTCTTCTTTTGCTTCTGACTGTTCTTCTGTTAAGTCTGATATTTGAAAATCATCAAGGTCAAATCCTAACAAATCCATATCAAAATCAAGACCTTCAAGTTCCTCAATTTCTATTTTGAGAAGCTGTTCATCCCATTCTGAAAGTTCTGCAAGCCTATTATCTGCTAATATATACGCTTTTTTCTGTGCTTCTGTGAGATATTCAACACGAATACAAGGTATTTTTTTAATGCCTTCTTTTTTGGCTGCTAACACTCTGCCATGACCCGCAATTATTCCGTAATGGCTGTCGATAATTACGGGATTTATAAAACCAAACTCTCGCAAACTCGATTGAATAAGCTTAATTTGTTCTGAATTGTGTGTTCGAGCATTGTTTGCGTACGGAATAAGCTTATCAATGTCAACATAAATAAATGTATTTTCCTTCATTTCCGTTTCAATAACGGAAGGAGCTACATTATTGTTTTACCTCCATATTTTTTTGCAACAAAAAAGGTCCGGAGTGGCATCTCCGGACCTAAGAAATAAGACTATAGAATTTTACATTATCATTTTACTATATATAAAACGAAATGTCAACGAAGTAAAAACGAAATTACTGTAAACTGTTAAGCCAATCTATACCAAAAAGGAGCTGTGAAAAATCCTTTACAGCCTCTTTGACATCGCTCTGAATAGTACGAACATCAACTGTCCACTTCTCTGCAATTTCTTCGTATCTTACTCTTGCATCAGCAATATATCTTCCTTCAAGAACTTCATATCTACGCAGCATTTTTGGAGAATTTTCAGAGTGACAATACAGTTCATAAATTTTTAACATCTTATTGATATGGGCAACCATAATCTTAGTTTTTAGTGCTGAATTTTTTATACTGTTAACAATAGCATCGGCTTTATTGTTCGGGTCATACATTTCGTTAATCCAATTAATAGCCTCTGCTGTATCAATCTGGTCTCTCTTGTATGTAGCATTATCGACATGCTCGCTCAATAATCGATAATTGTTAAGCAACATCTTTGTATTATGAAGTTTGCGGTCATTAATTGCTTTCATTTCTGCTCTTTGCTTATCCTCGTATGTTTTAAGGGCAACTTTAGCAGCAGTTTCTGCTACTTTTTTGATAAGGATTTCAACATTGTCGCTCATTTTACAATCTCCTTTTTAAGATAGATTGTTTAAATTTCTTTTTGCTCGTTTTATTTATTCACAACTTTGCCTTTTTCTGTATAATCACGTTCAAGCGGAATTTTAAGGTTGTCGATTACCTGCCTATCGAGGTGTTCCCAGAACACCTCATCTTCGTTAGAATGGTTTATAACATTAGTCATTTCTTCAAATGCTTTCATAAGCCTATTATGGCCAAATCCAAACTCCTGATTTAACACAAAAAGCATTGTTTTGAAAAGTCTGCGTGTTAATCCTTTGTTTTCTTCATCACGGACCTTGTTGTATTCGTTATTGACAAGTCTGACAATTTCCTTTTTCGTTTCACGCTTGATATTCACCGGTATTCTTGCTTTCATTCCAGAACCTCCAAATCACAACTCCCATTTAAATTTCTTTTTGTTTAGCTAATATTTGCGGTACACATAATATTAAGAGATTTTTCAGGATTATCCCTATAAAATTTCTGAATCCAATATTTTTCCCGTTCCAGTATATTACAACCAAGAGAAACAATTTCAATGACCTCAAATTGATAATCTGTGATATTTTCTATTGGAAATCTTTCGGTTTTGAGATGTTGTCCCCAACGAAAAACAGGAGCATACATTGTTTGTCCTATGTAAAATTCACCAGTTGATTTCTTAGATATCTTATATATGTATCCTGATACTTTCTCCGAAAACATATCTTTGGTGATATAGAATTCTTCATCATCGTTAGGCCTTATCTTGTTACGTTCTCTGCTCTCATATACTTGTTTACATTTATGAGAACAAAATCGTTTTTCCGCATAATCTTCAATTCCGTAGAAATGGTTTCTAATTTCATAATCAGAAAAATATATTGGTTTTCCGTAATATGTCTCTACAGTCGCACCACAACAGTCGCAAGTAAAAGTTACCTTATTAAAGTATTTTTCTGTTGAATAGCAATGTTCACCAATAATCACGCAGTACAAATCACCAGAACGAAGTTTTTTGGAGAAACGAAAGGAAATACCACTTCCATATTCGTCTTTTATGATTTTTTTGAACTCATCTCGACTTTCACAAATAAGGCAATCCATTACAAGTTCATTATTTTGAGATTTACTTATTGATGAGTAAAGACCAAATTCAAAATCTTTCTCTGCATTTTTCTTGGCTGTTTTTTCATCTGCGACTTCATAAATTCGATAAACAATTTCTACCAATTACATTCACCTCCTTCTTTCGTAAGTACATATCCAGCCTAACTGCACATCTTTCACATACGGACACTTTTGCAACAGTAAACACATATGTACAAACCTTTTTCAGAGTTGTGTCATTAAATTCCACCCTCCAATCTTCTTTCAAGTCTTTTAATCTTTTCCTGTTTCCATTCATTCACTTCTTTATCGCATTGAAACATTATCTTGCATTGTTCAAGCATAATCTCAACATCTGCAATTTCTTCAAAAATATTATCAACAGATTTCAAATCATCTTCAAGTGATATTTTTTCTTTAGTATAATTTAATCTTATAAGGCTTTTACACAAAGCCTGCGACAATTCAGACAACTCTTCGACCGTCTTTATCATCTGATTTTCCACACCATATGTATTGATTGCTTTATACATAGTCTCTTTTGATGTCATTCTTCTACCTCACTTTCGAGCCAATGTTTTGTGCAGTTAATACAATTATGATTAAATTTTTCACCTATTTCGCAATCGCAATAACTATATGGCGGGTCACCTGGTATGTTATATGGGCAACTGAAAAAGTCTATACCGCTACGAGCCATTTCGTCAATTGACATCTGCTTGATTTTCTCATAATTAGTCATTGTGCAAGCTCCTTTTCTTTTTTTCTCTCCTCAACTCTTTTCTTGTGTTCTGCTTCTCTCTGTATCATAGCGTTATATTCTTCCTCGCCGATAAATTCCTTGAAACAGCTTTCGCAGTAATCTAAATTAAATCTGCCGCCGTATGTAGTGTATGGTCTTACGGTTAATTCAACTTTTCTGTGGTCACTGTATTTTAATTCTTTTCCACACTTGTTGCAAAAGGTCTTAGTCATTTGCTTTCACTCTCCTTATCTGTTTTATTTTTCTTTTCAAAATAAAATACAACCGAATTGTCAGTTTCTTTAATGAGACCATATTTTATCGCTAATCGAAAAATAAAAACCTTTTCCAGTCTTGATAGTATTTTACCTAATTGCTCTCTAAAATCTTCAACCGACATTGTAGATTTATAAAAATTACACATTCTGCAAGCAGGATTATAATTTTCAATATCGTTTGCACCGTCATACCAATACACGCTCTGTATATGGTCAACTTGCATTTCCTTTAACGCAAGTTCACAACCACAATAAGCACAATGACCGTTGTATTTTTCGTAAACTTTTAGTCTTGTAGATTTTGATATATGCTTTCTTGTCGGCAATCTATATCACACTCCTTTTTGATTTAATATCGCATATTTTCTCTGTGCTTGCTTTAATCTTGCTTCTCTGCAAGTGACTGTAATCCTCTATAACAACTGTAACATATGTCTAACTTAACAGGTTTGATTTTATGCCCTTGCGTAGCTTTGACCCAAAAGGTTATACGCATTTCTTTTTCTTTAAACGCTTTTCTGCAAGCGTCGCAATGATAGACTTTCATTTTGTATCACTCCTTCAAAAGCTCAACCTTCCTGTGGTCGCCGTATTTTAATTCTTTTCCGCACTTGTTACAAAAGGTCCTAGTCATTTACTTTCACTTCCTTGTAAAACTCATATCTGTTATCTTTGTTTTCATCTTTTGTTGCAATCGCTAAATCTTTTGTGCTTATTTCGTCTAAGCTGTTAACACTTTCTGTTGTTCTGTCAATCAATAAAATTCTTTCACCGTTTGCAACTGCATCAAGCACATCAAAACTACAAACTGCTTCATACTTCCTCATTTTTTTACACCTCTTTCATTAATTTTCTTTGCGAAAAAAACTCCGCTATCAAGATACTTCTCAAGTTTATCTCTTGCATCACTCTTCACCGTCCTTCAAAGGCTGATTCCGGGCAAATATCATCACGAGGACATAAAGGGCAATAATTACACTTCATTTATTTATTCTCCTTTTATTGTTCAGTATCGCATATTTTCTCTGTGCTTGCTTAATTCTCGCAGATCTGCAGTCCTTGCAAATGTCATTACTTTTTCGTTCATAAAAGGTAATTCCACACCTTTTGCAGAATTGTGGTTCTATTCTATTAAATGATGTGCAACTGTCACAGTCTTTTTCGTTTGCCGTGCAGCCTTTGACGCTGTCCCAGTGTGTGCAATATTCCTTCTGCCAGAAATCTGCGTACTCACTCTCAACATTTGAGTTCTCTTTCGCAACACATTTAATTTCACCTGCAAGCATAGATAACAAGACTTTTACCTTCTCCTTGTCCTCATCAGACATAAACCTCTTGTATTTAATCGTCCTGTCCGGAAGATTATCGCCAAACTGACCATTGCCAATGTATGCTCTTACCTTATCAAGCCTTTCAGTCAAGTAATAGTCAAATACTCGACCTCTGATAGCTTTAACAGATTTGCCAAGCACATCTGACATTTCTTCATACTTATAGCCTGATTTAATCATTTCACCAAGCTTCTTAAATTCTTCAGCCGTCCACTTTATGTGATTATTTGCCTTAACTGGTCGCTCCTTAATATCAAGGTCTAATATTCTTCTCTGTATTGCTCCTTCCGTTCTATTAAGCAGTATCGATAATTCTCTATAGCTATATTTATGTTCAGCAAGAAATTTCTTAAGTCGCTCATCTTCAACAGTAGTCCAAGGTGATGTAATAAATTTATGGCTGTGCCTTATATCAGTTCTTCGCTTTTTATCAACCCAATCAGGTTCTACACCAAGATAATACTTTTCAAATTTGGAGAAATTCAAAAAGCTCTGATTCTTGTATGCCCATTCCCAAAATTCATCAATATAAACTACCTCAAACTTTTCTTTCTGCCTGCAAATCGTATGTAGAGGAAGACCTCTATTTTGTGCCCAAGAAATTTTGATGTAACCTCCGCTACTTTGATTACCATAAACAGCTTCGCTCAAATATGATAAAGTTACATATCTTTCTCCACAGCTCAGAAAAGTTCCAAGCTTTAATTTATTAACTTTGTTAAGTACCGAATAAACAGAGCGTGATAAATGTTTTGTAATGTTTTTTACACTAACATTTCCCCACGCAGATGTTAAATACTCAACTTCTTCTGTTGTCCAATTTCGTCTCATTTTGTATACCTACAACACCAGCCAGTACCTATCTGCTCTGAATACGGACATTTTTTACAGCAATAGACACATACATATAATCCTTGTTTAGAATATGGGCACTTTCTTATACTGTATGGATTATATTGATTTTTACATTTGCAACAAGTATTCAAATTCATTTGTACTCACCTAACTTCAAATATCTTTCGATTGCTTGTTTTGCAGACACACAGCCATAACAAACTTTGACTGCATATCCATTTTGAGATAAATTGCATAACCACTTATCTTGATGTTCCGATGTTTTGTTTCGGCCAACTTTAAGTTCAATATATAATCCATGATATTTTCCTTTTGGTACGGCCAAACATAAGTCAGGTACTCCCGCTTTAACTCCCTGCAACTTAAGATGTGCAGCCTCGATTCTATCTCTCTTCCCTCCGTTTGGAACAGCGTATAACATTTCAAGTTCAGGATGTATTTTCTTCAACACACAAGTCTTTGCCCATTTAATGAGCTCTGCCTGTTCCTGTGCCTCAGTTTTCAAATTGCTTTTTGAATTTATCATAGCATTCATCGCACAGAAATCCGAGAATGGTTGAACTGCAATTTCTGCCTTTCGTAACACCAATTCGGAACATTTCGTTCTTAGGTTTTTCTTTTCTACAACGGCCACATTTGCCCCACCTTAGGTTTTTTCTTCCTTCTGATACATTATGCCTTGTCAGTTCTTTAGGCAAATCGTGGGGCAAATCTGTCCCTTTTGTGTTGAAATAAATTGGCATCTTAAAGTGAGCAGCTACCGCTACAAGTTTCATTGATAAGTTAGACTTTTTAACTTGCTTATCATCAACTAAAATCCATTCAGGCTTGGGAGCCAATTCAGGATATTCAGTTAAAAATTTCTCAAGTAATGTAACTGTTTTTGTTGTCCACTTATTGAGTTTTAAAAATAAATGTCCTGAATTCAACTTAAGGTAGTTCATTTTGATTACATTCATTGTTTCAGCATTGAATTCATATCCAAACCAAATATTTTCGCTTATAAGTATCGCATTCTCACATATAAATTTACAAAATTCTTCGGGGGTGTCTGTTGTGAAAACAAAAGTATGATTAGGATTTTCGCTGCAAATTGTAAATACTTGTTTAAGCCATTCGTGAGGCATTAAAAATGTATCAGCAAACGGGTTAACAAATAATATTCTGCCGGTTAAATAACGCTCTGACGGCGTTTTAAAACGATATTTATGAAGCGTTGGATTTGTACCAAACGGAGCCATAATAAAATTTTTATCTGTGCTATAAGACTTAAACGGCTCATCAAGTTCATAATAACCTTCTGAAAATAATTTATATTTGTCTTCATGTGATAAGTTGTATCTCACATCACCCGAAAAACGGCAACAATGACTTTTTATTCTTGACTTAATCTTGTCTGATGAAATAATTGGTGTACCAGTTATCGGATTCCACATTTCATCATACCAACCTCGTTTATTCATTCGTTTACACTCCCTTTCGTGAAACGGTAATTTTTAAATTTGTCTGGCTTTATAAAAATTTTATGTTCGGCCATTTCTGCAATACGACTGCCAAGAGCCTCATCAATCTGCGAAATTTGTTCAAGTGATAATTCAGATGTTATGATTGTAGGTAATTCTTCATTGTACCTGTAATTTATTATTTTGAAAGTTGCATTGACATCCGCTGTCGATACAAAATCACCTCTGCGAGTTTTAAAGAAGTCATCTATGTAAAGCACTTCTGCCTGCTTATATGAATTAATGAGTGTTTCATATACCTCTGCATTATTCGAAACCTGTTTAATCTTTGTAATATCATCTTGCCATAGCATATATTTTGCAGCGTTGCCATTGCGTATCAATTTTCCGACCATAGCTGTGCATAAATGTGTTTTACCACAACCCGGTTGACCACCAAAGAAAAACCATCCTTTGCAGGTTCGTACATATTCGCAAGCCTCTCTTAAAACAAATTCTTGCCACTCAGATGTCACTTTGTAAGAGTCAAATGTATATCTCTTAAGAAGTTTCTGTAACCCACTGTTCTGCATTCTATGAACTTCATCTCTGATTTTCAAGCAGTCACATTTGCAAGCAACTACATGAAATGTTTGTTGTCCAAAAGGGTCTTCATCTTCTTTCACGATGTAAATATAACCTCGATTTTTGCACTTTTCGCAGTCATATCCTGTAAGCTTTCCGATTGTTGAATTAAACACCTTTGCTTCTTGCTCTGCTCGTTCTCTTGGAGTCTGTTCAGAAGACTTTTTCGCCCGTTGGATAATTTCCTCCGCTCGCTGTGGGGACAGTATTCTTGATATTATCGATTGAATTGGATCCATAGCCCACTCCTCCTCTGTCTTGAACTTTATTAAGCCATTTCGTAATAAAACCTTTAATACCGTTCTTTGTTTTTCTTCTGCTCGGATTAGCCTCCAGCCAACCAAGCATTGAACGCAACTGCTGTTCAACATCAACAGCAGGATATAGTTCCTTGTAGTGTTGTATGTCGGAAACAGATACTTGGTATTTACTCTTATCATTCAATGGTAAGGATATAAAACATTCACCAACGGTGTTGGCTGCTTCTGCAGACGGCACCGTATAATTATTATTAATAATTACTTTACTTTTCTTTACTTTACTTTCCTTTGTCTCATTTTCGGAGAGATTATGCTCATTTTCGGAGAGATTATGCTCATTTTCGGGTATAATTATATAAGCCTTTGTTTCATCTTTTTTCAAAAGCCAATAATCTCTATTAATTGTGCGACCTCGCTTAGAGCGTTTTTCGATAGCGTACATATATCTTTCTTGCATCATTTTATTTGTTAGTACTCTCTCCCTATCGAACAGCCTATTGTCAAACAGCCCAATTCGTAAGCAAAGTTGTACTACTTGCTTTACTGTATCTGATTTAATTCCACCGCTCATTCGTTTTGCTATCGTGGCAGCACTGGTTTCTTCTCGCCATTCATAGTAATAACCATTAGTGGCATATGCTTTCGTGCATATGAAGTAGAACACTCCAAAGCCGTTCCATCCTTGTGCATCGATAAGCACATCAAATCTCTCATCGTCATCGAACATGTGAACATCCCAACCGGCGAAGTCTAACCCTCGCTTTGGTTGTCCAGCCATTCACTACATCACTCCTTTGTATTGAGTTTGAGTTTTTTACAGAGATACTCGTCGAGTTCTATGCCATAGATTTTATACTTTTCAAACAGTTCTTTTTCATGCCAATGTGCTTCATCGTGATGTTTTCTGCAAAGGCAGATGGCTCTAAGTCCTATATGAACTATCTGTTCCCTGTCTCGGCCCATCCCAACTCTATCAACATGATGAATTTCGCCGGGAGCATTGCATATCGCACACTTACGATTTTCAAGACAGCTATATAAATATCTACCAATATCATCTGTAACATTAAGCAAGGTATCTCTTGTACCGATGTTCTGATAAAAACAAAAGTCTATCAGATAGCTTATGAAATCCCTTGCTACGCTTTTTTCGCAGTCTGCCAAGGAGAAATACTTTATTCCAAACTCACCACAAAAGTTAAATTTGAAGTATTCCTTTATCCATTCCGGATTATCACCACACCAGAATGCAATATCTCTGATTACTGCGTATATTTTTCTTCGTTGTTCGGCAGATATTTCTCTACCGTCAACTATTCTTATTTCAACCTCGTTGACCTGTTTTTGTGAAAGTTCTCTGCCAATGCGGTCACGAGGTCTTACTATTAAGTTGTAGCCGTCATATGCCACTATATTTGCTGATGTAATCATAATAAGACCTCATGTTGGTGCATATAAACATAAGCACTGTTGACACCCATGTTCTGATACAACCATTCATCGCATTTTTCTTTGCTCAAATGTGTACGAAGAACTCTCTCCTCGTACACATATTGACCATTCATTCTCTTATCTTTTATTCGATTAATAATTTCATCTTGAGTGAAATTAGCCTCGATAAGATACAAGTCATAATTTTTAGCTACAATATGAGATATATCCGCAGTATCGGTAGCATATATGACTTTATATATCCCCTGTTGAGTGCGAAAGTAGAGCTTCCAGCCTACATTAGGCACATCATGTCTTAACGGAAATGCTGAAAATGTAATATTGCCTATTGTGTACCATTTGTTCTCAGTAACTATACACGAACTTTTTATCAGAAAGGAGGTTTCAAAATCACTAAAATGTCTGCACAGATAATTTGGGTAGATTATCTTAATTAGGGGGTGTTCGTTAATAAGTTTCTTAATGGTTGCAATATTACAATGATCTCTGTGTTGATGAGTTAGGAAAATATACTTAATCTTATCAACAACTTTCGCTTCAACAAGTTTGCTAAAAGGTACTCCGCAGTCAATCAAGGTCTGACCGTCAAGAAAGACTGCGTTGCCTTTAGAGCCTGTACTAATAATATCTAAATCAATCATCTTGCTCACTCTGCAAGATCATCAATTGAGAAAGCTTCATCATCGGTCTGCTGTTCAGATGGTTCTGGTAATGGTACATCAGAAGGTACATCTGCATCAATCATTGTATTCGTTTCGTAATCTGGAGTACCGTCGGCATTGATAATATGATTGTCAGATTCATACGCTGTCTGCATTTCAACACTCATAACGCCCCATTTGCTGATAAGCTGTCTAAGCATCGTCTTTTTAGCCATTGCATCAAAATCCTTTGCCCAAAATGTATAGCTTGTACCCTTCTTGATATCATTTGCATACCCGGCTGAATACTTCATTGCGTGCTGTTTCATCTTATCCTTACTCCAGTAAAGAGCTTTCTCAAAGCCGTTTACATAGCGAAAATAAGCATAGTATCCGATTGTTTCAGCTGTTTCACGCTCTGTTTCATCTTCAATCATTTTGATTGTAATTTCTTCTGTAAGCGGATCCCAATTGAGAAGTTCTCCCTCTTTGATTTCCACCACATTAAGTCTCTTATACTGTCCTGAACGGATAGCAAGCTGAATATAGCCACGATAACCGAGAACGAATGTTGCTGTTGTACGATTGTTCTTACGGTCCTTAAACGGAACCATGTAATACTGTCCGAGCTGTGGTGATGGTGGCAACCCGAGCGAATGTCCGCAAAGTGCCGCTGAAAGAATTGTTCCAGCATCACATTCTTCGAGTGCCGGGTTAGTGCTTACCACAGATGTGATAGCCGCCGTAAACTTTTGGATTTCCTTCGGGTCTTTCATTGAATTTGAAAGGCTTTTCTGAAAAGCCACTGTCTGGAGCATGGCTGAAAATTTTGGTTTTCTCTGCTGAATCTGATTCTGAATGTTATAATTACTCATATCTTAATCCCCTTTCGTTGATTAACTTTTTAACTGCTATTGCAAAATCTTTAAGCTGCGTTTTAGTACCATATACTGTAAATGTAAGAGAAAATACTTTTTCATCGGTTTGATTAATATGTGGTTCTTCTTCCAGTGGAGCTACTTCTACTGCAACATTTGCCTCGAACGGTTCATATTCGTTCAATGTTGCTTGCTCGTTAAGTTCTGCTTTCTCACGCTCTGCTTTTTCAGCTTCTGCTTGTACTCGTTCTGCCTCAATAGCCTTGAACTTTTCACTTACAAGTGTTATTGCTTTGCTTGCATTAAGAAACGTCATACCATCAACTTTTTTGTAGTGATACAATATTTCGTCCTTGTGTTCCTGCGTAGCAATAAGTTTCAAATCGTCCATAACTTTATCAAGAAAAGCTTTAATATTTTCTCTTAGCTTCTTTAAAGTCACTGTCATAGTTATGTTTAAACCGACCTGCTCAAATTTTATAAAGTCAATGCCGAGAGCCTGTGAGTATTCGTCAAAATAAGCCTTTGACTTCTCATACTTTTCTCTTTTCAATCCATGCTCAACAGCCTCATTTTTACTTTTTAAAGCTGCATCAGCTTTCTTGTAAGGTCCTGAAATACATTCCTTATAGACATTCTCGAAATGTTCATAAGGCGTCATTATCTCTGATTTAACAGTTTTTCTAAGGTTTTCAAATTCAGCAAATTCTTTATTAAGTGAAGCACGAAGTTTTTTTATCTCTTTGTAATTTTCGTCTGTACAAATCATTGCACAAGCAGTTTCAACTTTCTCCTCGATTACTGACTTAACAGATTCAAGTCTTTCGATAATAACAGGAACTTGCTCAACTACAATAAGCTGCTCCGGTTCGGTTTCTGTAACCTTGGTAGGCTGAATAGCAACCTCATCAGCCTCGTCGGATGTTTCAAGTAAATTAACTGGTCCAATAATCTTAGTCATAATAATCTCCTTCTTCAATATCGTCTGATGACCATTCTTCCTCTGTAATCCCGTGGAATGCGTCAGCACATTCGCGAGAGCAGAAAATATCATCGTTTGTATCTCTAAAATAATTGTAATCGTATCTAAGTTCGTCATTGCACATTTTGCAATGACCCATTACAGGAGGCTCTGGGGCATTCGGGCAAGAAGCTTTGCAGGGCGAACTCAAACATATATCACATGACTGCAATATTTTCATCCTCCTACTATTGATTTTTTTATTGTTTGTGATATAATAATAGTAGTTTAAATTTCTTTAGCTCTTATCCCACATTGCAAGGCTCACGCAATGTGGGATATTCTTTTGCAACTAAACAAATCAAACATTGTTGATGAATACCTTTCAGCTCTAATTTCTTCAAGTACAAGCTGATTTAAATAATCACTTTTCAGTCTCAAACCATTTGCATCACCAAAACGATTTACTATAACTGCAAGTTTATTCTTTGCTTGCGCTCTTGCAATTTCAAATTCGCTTTCTGAACATATGTGGCCATTCCTACTTATAAATTCAAGATATGTCATTCGTTCACTCCTTTCTCAATGTCAAGAATCACAAACTTATGACCTTTCTTAAAGATTTTTACCTTTAACGAATTCATTACTTCGATAAGTTCTGCGTCATCTCTATGATTGTAATAATCCGCTGCAAGAGCGAGTGCAGCTTTGTCTGTAAGTCCTGATCTATTTACAACTGTAATAGTTCCCATTCCTTTATCATCCTCCTCATCATAAAATAATGGCGGTATTTCTTTTGCTTTTACATAGCCATTATAATTTTGAATGTGCAAATGAGGCTTTTGAGGTCTGTATCCAAACATTTTAAAAAAGCATAATGGACCATAACCATGCTTAATACTATCCTGTGAAGTTAAAATGCGGTTACAAAGTCTGCATCTTATAATACTCATCTGATTGGCATAGTTTCTTTTGAGAAAAGAATGCGGAAAAATTTATGGATATTGCTTTCCTTCTTCTTAATTCTTTTCTGTGGATTGAGATTAAGAACATCTCTACCTTTTTTGATTTCTCGGTTTGTTCCCATAAACATCAGTGCAGTATCATTGAACTGCTCTTTGGTAACTCTCTGACATAAGACTGATGGAAAACCATAAACATCATCGAATGTAACAACCAACAATGGTTGTTTTTTTATTTTTGCTCTAAGAATTGTTTTTAAAATAGTCATAATAATACTCTCCTTTGTAATATTCAAGCAATTAATGCCTTAACTTCGTCTATATCAAGACCCATTTTCTCGCAAAAATAACGAATAGGAATTTGACATTTAGGATTAACATAATAGCCATCCTTTTCCTGCTGTTCCTTGAGGTTCTTAATCACCTTATATGCATATGTTTTGCTTACATTCAAGGCCATCATTACACCTTCTGCGTTAATCCACATGAATATCACCTCTCGAATTCAGCAAAGAATTTAAGCTCTTCATCAGGTTATTGCCGGCTTTCTGAATGTCTGACCAGTCTTTTTCTTCAGTTTTATCAATTTTGCCGTCACAGGTAATAGATACAATCTTACATATCATTTCCTGCATATTACGGAAATCATTAATCATTGTAAGTGCTGAAACTGTCAAAGACTGGTCATTTTCAAAATCCGGTAAAAACTCGCCAAGTGCTGATGCTTTAATATGCTTATACGCAAGTGACTTATCATTGTAGGCAATCACCATATTTCTAACTACGCTGTCATGAGGAACAATGGGATTGATTTTTTTCTCATACTTTTGGAGTGTGTGGTATGATACTCCGATTCTATCGGCAGCTTCAAACTGTTCTAAACCTGCCTTTTTTCTACTTTCCTGGTAGATATTAGTGTAAATTTCTTCCATGCTCATTCTCCTTATTTACGCTATAATATAATTAAAGTAATAAAACTTTAATTAATAAGCTCATCAACTTTGACACCAAGCCTTTTCGCAATAGCAGCAAGTGCAATTACTGATGGCATTTTAAGACCTTTCTCAAAATAATTAACCATTGCCTGGCTTACACCTGCACACTTAGCAAGTTCTTCTTGAGTAATACCGCGATCCTTGCGATACTTTTTGATATTTTTGCCGATATTCATTAGCACACCTCCCTTGTTTTTTTAGTGCCGATATGGTATTATAGATTATAACTAAGTTATAATTTTAACGCTTGCTTTCTCTTTGCTCTAAGAGGTTTTTGCATTTTCTTTATAACTTGGTTATATTATAAATCCATAAACTGTGGATTTCAAGGGAAAATTCACTATTTTATAGATTTTGTAGGTTTGCACAAACTTCTTTTCTTTATTTTGTGGATTTTTTAGGTGGTATTATGACTTTTTACGATAAAATAGAAAAACTCACTAAAGATAATGGCTTAACAGCAAAACAAGTAACACAAGATTTGCATATATCTAAAAACTCTTTTACATACTGGAAAAAAAACGGTAATATTCCAAAGGGCGATATTTTGGAAGCACTTGCGAAATATTTTAACTGCTCAATTGATTACCTTGTTGGAAAAACAGATATAAAAAAAGAACCAACTGCTCAAAATGAACAGTCGGTATCTGAAGAATTACAAAAACTTATTGATGCTTCTTCTTCCCTGTCTGACGATGAGACTCAGAAGGTCCTTGAATATGTTGAGTTTTTAAAATCTCAACGAAAGTAAGTACTTTTTTAATCTCCTCAGACGAAAGCGTCTTGTAGCTTTCAATAAGTTTTTCTAAATTTGTCATTTGTTTTACTCCTTTTAGCATTTATTGTGCATTGTTACACAATAAACTATTATATGAATAAATATGACAAAATTTTAACTTTTTCAAGATTAAATAAAATATTGTTATAAAATAACTGTTTAGAGGTGATCTTTATGGCTTCGTTATTTGAGTCTGAAGAAGAACGCAAAAAAATCTATGAACAAATTTTTTGAATATTCTTTTGATGTGTTTCCTTGTGATATTGATAAACAAACTTTTTTTAATATATTTATTGATAATATTACACTATCTGAATAGGAAAATCATTTATGAAAAAATTTTTACTAATGCTTTTATCATCAATTCTCATATTATCAAGTGGATGCATTCCAACCGAAAAAAATTCAAATAACGCAATTGATGATGCACATTATAAATATGGACAAAAGGCACTTGAGATAGCTGATCAGTGTTTAAATTTTGAAATAACATCAGATGAAGCTTATGAGGCAATAGATGCATTATACGAAAACCAAAATAAACTTCCAACAACAAGCAAAAAAGATAATACTCATTTTTCAAATTATGAAATTGAATCAGATGTTTCCACACTACATTATTATATTTTTTCGTATAAGCAAGGTTACTCTGATTATGATACAGTTAAAGAAAAGCGAAATGAAATATATGACGATTTAAAAGATGTAAAGGTAGTTGAATAATATGCCGGCTTACAAAGACGAAAAAAACAGAGGAACATGGTATTCAATGTTCTATTTTGTTGATTGGACAGGTCAACGCAAAAGGAAAAAAAAGCGCGGTTTCAAGACACGCAGAGAAGCATTGGCTTTTGAAAGAGAATTTTTAAGTGGTCCTATAACAAACACAGAACTTACATTTTCAAAGTTGTATTCTTTATACCTTAAGGATAATACAAGTAAGAAAAAAGAAACTACAATTGATACCAAAACGAGTATTGTAAAATTACATATACTTCCATATTTTAAAGACAAAAAAATTTCTGAAATATCAGCAGCAGATATAAGAATGTGGCAAAATGAAATCATAAAGAAGAATTTTTCAAAGACATATATGCGTTCTATTAATAGCCAATTATCATCAATACTCAATTATGCTGTTAAATATTATGGCCTTACAAGTAATCCGTGCACTATTGCTGGTACAATTGGTTCTAAAAAAGCAGGAACAATGCAGTATTGGACAATGGATGAATACAAGCAATTCATTTCCGTAGTAAAAGAACCTGGTTATCATATCGCCTTCAATTTACTATATTGGGGAGGATTTAGAAAAGGAGAATTGGCTTCATTAACACCGGCAGATATTGTTGACGGTGCAATTGTAGTTAGCAAGACTGGAAACTGGAAAAATCAACAATTTAAAACTACAGAAGCTAAGACAGATAATAGTATGCGCACAGTAACCCTTCCTGAATTCTGTTATAAGGAATTATGTGATTATGTATCCAAACTATACGGTATAGAAGAGCATGACAGAATTTTTGATTTCAGTTCTAATAGCACTCTAAACACAGCTCTTAAAAGATACGCAAAAAAAGCGGGCGTTAAGGAGATACGAGTTCATGACTTAAGACATTCTCATGCTTCACTTTGCATTGAATTGGGGATGAATATTCTTTTAATTAAGGATAGATTGGGTCATAAAGATATTGAAACTACGCTAAATACATATGCTCATCTATATCCAAATAAACAAGCTATGTTAGCTTCAGAACTTAACGAGAAAGGTAAGGAGCTACTTGGAATTACCTAAATTTTAGTTTTTAGTCCCATAGCAGTCCCACAGCATATAAAAATAACCCCGAGAAGTCAGTGTTAATCAGACTTTTCGGGGTTTTGTTAATCATTCCCACTCAACCACCGTATCCTTTCACTGCAAATAAAAGTGTGTTAAAATATGCTTTTTCGTATTATTGTTTTTAAAAAAAATATTATTTATCAATGATTAAACTAAAGTATTAGTCCCATATGTAGTCCCACAGACAAATTAATTTAGCTAAAAATAGTTGTGAATATGGGACTGTTGAGCACCTATAAGAGGTGCTTTTTTATTTATAAAACAATACATTATAAATTCCAAAAAAGTCATAATACCACCTAAAAAATCCACAAAATAAAGAAAAGAAGTTTGTGCAAACCTACAAAATCTATAAAATAGTGAATTTTCCCTTGAAATCCACAGTTTATAGATTTATAATATAACCAAGTTATAAATATATTATAACCTAATTAAGGTACGGATTAATTCCAAACACGAACAAAACATTCGTATATTCTCTTTTTCATTATTGATAATTGGCTGTTATATTTTAAGATGCCCTGTGGCCGTACACATTGGGCATCTTTAGACTATTATATATAAGTATATCATTTTAGATATACACAATATATTGAGTGTATGTTTGTGTAGTAATCGTATTGCTATTACTCCGTAATGACGGTAATATACAGTCAACAAAAGGCAAAGAAAAGCCTAAAATAACGGAGGATATTATGAACACAAAGACAGCAAGACAGATTGAAGAAATGAAAAAACAGACAATCGGTGTTGAGATTGAAATGAACAGCATTTCAAGGAGCAAGGCTGCAAAGCTTGCCTCACAATTTTTCGGAACAGATCGATACAAAAACACGGCTGACCGCAATGGCTACTGCACATACTCGGCTTGGGACGAGCAAGGCAGAGAGTGGAAATTTCAAAAGGATGTCAGCATTGCGGGAATTGACGGTGAGAAATGTGAAATGGTCACACCGATTTTAAACTATTCAGACATTGAAACATTGCAGGAGCTTGTAAGGGTATTAAGAAAAGCGGGTGCAAAGAGCGACTCAACAAGAGGCTGTGGAGTACACATTCACATCGGTGCGAAAGGTCATACGGCAAAGACACTCCGAAACCTTGCAAACATTATGGCAAGCCACGAACAGCTTTTGATTGATGCCTTAAACCTTGACGAGGTGAGAATAAGAAGATACTGCAAAACGGTTGACCCACGCTTTTTGGAACAGGTCAACAGAACTAAGCCTGAAACAATGTCACAACTTGCCGATGTGTGGTACAGAAGTCACAATTCAAATTACGGCAGAAATCAGCACTACAACGACAGCCGATACCATATGCTAAATCTACATGCAACCTTTACAAAGGGAACGGTTGAATTTCGACTTTTTCAATTTGACAAACCTGCAAACGGCAAGCAGAACGGACTTCACGCTGGACAGCTTAAAAGTTATATTCAGCTTTGCTTGGCACTTAGCCAAATGGCAAAAGAATTAAAGTTAGCAAGTCCAAAACCACAGCAGACAGAAAATCCAAAGTACGCAATGAGAACTTGGCTTTTGAGACTCGGCTTTATCGGGGATGAGTTCAAGACGGCAAGAGATGTGTTCACAAACAGACTTTCGGGTGATACAGCCTTTAGAAATGGCAGAGCTGCTTGAAGGAATTAGGTTAAATGCCCCACTGACCGCTTTGGCGGTCTTAAGGTGGTAGAAGAACATATCTTCGGAAAGGATTGATTTTATGAAAAGGTTATACATAGCCTACGGAAGTAACCTGAATGTAAGGCAGATGAAAACGAGATGTCCGAACGCAAAAATTCTCGGTACAGCAAAGCTGAAAGGCTGGGAGTTGCTTTTCAAAGGGAGCAAGTCGGGTTCGTACCTTACCATTGAGAAAAAAGAAAACGCCATTGTGCCTGTTGCAATCTGGGAAATCTATGAAACCGACGAAAAGGCACTTGACCGATATGAAGGTTACCCTAATTTTTATTATAAAAAAGATATTAAGCTTGAGTGTGATGAAATATGTTCTGGCAAGCAATGTGTAATTAATGCTTTTGCCTACATTATGTACGAAAACAGACCAATCGGTATCCCAACTCATCACTATTTGAACACTTGCCTTGGTGGATATGAGAAATTCCGTTTTGATGAAAGAATACTTCTCAATGCCTACAAAAAGTCAAAGGAGTTATATGAAAATGGTAGATAGAGCTCTTCAAATGCACGCCTGTCCCCGCTGTAACAAGGTTTATTCCGGACATGGAGCAATTTCAAGGGCAGACAACCTAACCGTAATCTGCCCCGATTGCGGCACACGAGAGGCACTTCAAAGCATTGATGTTAATGAAAAAGAGCAGGATAAAATTATTTATATTATTCACAAACATATTAAGGCATAAAAAAGCAAGGACTGAGAATTCAATCTCAGTCCTCACTTTCAAGGAAGTTTTCTGTATGTGGTGATGACCTCTTCCCTATTCTGAGGCGGATCATACACGAGCAACTCAGTAATGTCGCAATTAAGTACTGTGCATATTCTATCAAGATATTCAAGATTAACTCTTTCACACATTTCGTGATACATATCATTGATAGTCGACGGTCTGATACCCGTCCTTCGTGCAAGGTCAGCCTGTGTCCAGCGAATCTCGCCAAGCTTCCTGGACAGTAAAATTCTTATAGCCATTTCCAACTGCTCCTTCAGTTATAATTTACCATTTGCCAAAAATATCGTCATACATTCGTTGTTTTTCTAATATATACGATAGAAAATAACGATTTTAGTAATGGCAATTATAACTATACAGGATAGAAATTTATATAATAAGCAAAGGAGATTTAAACATGATTGCACACGATTTACCTATTGAAAAATTACATCCACATCCGGACAACCCTCGTAAAGATGTTGGCGATGTAACAGAACTCGCCGAAAGCATAAAAAAGAACGGCGTTCTTCAAAATCTTACTGTTGTTCCAGATGATGGCTCTTGGGAGAACTTTACAGTCATTATCGGCCATAGAAGATTGGCCGCTGCCAAATTAGCCGGTATTTCTGAATTACCTTGTGTAATTATAGAAATGAACGAAAAAGAACAGATGTCTACAATGCTCACAGAAAATATGCAAAGAACAGATTTAACTGTATATGAGCAGGGTCAGGGTTTTCAGATGTTGATTAACTTGGGTGACAGTATCTCTGATATTGCAAAAAAGACTGCTTTTTCAGAAAGCACTATACGAAGAAGATTGAAACTCACAGAACTCGATGAAGAAGCATTTAGAAAAAGTCAAATTAGACAGCCTTCGCTTGAGGATTATGAAAGACTTAATGTAATCAAAGACATTAATAATCGAAATGAACTTCTCTCTCAGATCGGAACAAAGAACTTTGATAATGCTCTGATGTTGGCAAAGCAGAAACAAATTAAAGAGGATAACAAGGTGCAGATAACTTCTTTAATGAAAAATTTTGCAAAGTATGTAAATGATATGAGGGATATTCCGTTAGAATATATCTCTGTAGGAAACATTGTCATTAACAATATTGAGAATTTTATCAACAAACACAGTAACGATGGCAGGGAATATGTATATTACATCGGTTACAGAGGCGATTTTGTAGGAATATATCGAAAGCCTTCAGACATGGAAATTAATGCTAAATCTACTGTAGAAGAATCTAATCGTATCAATCGTCAAAAAAGCAGAGAATTGCAAGACAAAGTAAAAGAAATTAATGAACGTTGCAAAGAATTAATAACGGAATTTATTCTTTCGCCATCAGTGGCACAAAGAATTGCTAATTCAGATGTAAAGAATGATGTAATTAAATACATTTGTGAATACTTCGCGAACTCATTTTTTAGTTTACGTTACACTAAGTCTGTATTAACTGAAATGCTTAACTTCGCATACGACGGAAACAAATGCATTAATTATGACGATTGTGTTACTGGCAACAAAGTTGGAACTCTGCTACTTGCGACAGCTTATGCGATTTTCAAAGGCAACGATTCTATGTCTTATATAACAATTACTTATGATGGTTACAAAGCGTCAGCTGTAAGAAATATAAATCAAAGTCTCAACAAGTTTTACTATATGTTGAAGAAGTGTGGCTACGAAATGAGCGATGAAGAAAAACAACTTCGAGACGGAACACACCCCATTTTCTTTAAGGAGAAATCAAGCAATGACAACTGAAAAAATTAAGCAAATGTGCGAAAAAGGATTTGCTACACATAAAGCAACGCTTATTCAAAACACTGACCGTTTTCTCATCATAGATTGACGAAGGGCTGACGGAAGTGGTGACTATTATGTGAATTACATAGTAGATAAGAAAAGAGGCAGCTTAATTGTTAGCGGCGATTTAGGCAATAGTATAGCTACTTGGTATAACCACATTAATCCGTCAGACCTAAAATGCTGGGTAAAAAATGATATTGGCTATTACATAAGTAAACTTCAATGCTATTCAAATTTATACTATTACGAAAGTGAGAATATTATTGCTGACATAAAAGAAGAATTAAAAGATATTGATATCGATGATTTAACATCGACATATAACCGATATGGCTCATATTATGCAGATACCGAGGATGAACTTTGGGATAATCTTGACGATGAAGTATCAAGTTGTATATACGCTGAAAATTTTATTCCCACTGAAGAGATTAAGAATTTTTGCGAAGAATTTGATTCAGATTATTGGGAGTGGCTTTATGATTGTGGCAAGCGGATACATCCTCGTGTTTATTTATGGGCAGATGGCTTTTACAGAGCATGTAATCAACTTGGTTTTTAAAAAAAGGAGAATAAATAAATGAGGTGTGATTATTGCCCTTTATGTCCTCGTGATGACATTTGCCCGGAATCAGAAAACAACTACGGAATTGAGTATAAAAACGGCGAATATGGCTGTAAACATCCACGAAATTGGGTTGATAAAAGAAATAAAGAACATGATGAATACTACAGCAATATGGGCATTGATATGGGTATAGAAATGTCCTTGACAGAAAATGAGTTTAAACAAGCAATAAAGCTCTGCAAACATATGATTGGATTAGACCGCAAAAAGCCTTATCATCGGCATGGTAAGGCTTTCTATAAGAGTTATCGTAATTATTTCTGTGCTCCAATATACGGTGACATTTTTTTAGACAAATTGCCATCTTTCATTATTGAAAAGGAAATATCAGAAAAAAGTGTATGGTACACACTTACTTCAGAGGGAATCAGTTGGCTTAGCAGACAATTAAGTATTGCAATTAAAGCAAAATATTAACAATAATATTATATTTTTTGAACCTAAATCCACAACAAGTAATTTGAGAATACACAACAGATAGTCTAATTTTTTAACTTTCTGATACATTGCCAAAAGGTATTTGTTGCACTAAAAAATTTGTACTCATTTTTCTTTTGTTTGGTGTTTTAATTTTCTTTTCTTTGTGGTATAATTTCTTATAAAAAGCGAACCTTCATTTATAAAGAAACAAAAATTTGAAGTAATTGTTTTAATATCATAATATTTATGATATGACTATTGTTTACTATAGAAGGTGGTGACGATGTATGATTAACAAGCAAGGAAAGATGTTTAAGAATGTTGTTTCAAGCAAAGTAGAATGTATAGAGTATGATATTAATCAAAACTATTATTCATTTATTCGAGATAAACAAAAAAAAGGTTATAATCAATGTATTGTTACTTCTGACATCATGATAGAAATTATGCAATATTTTTTGTTAAAAGGTGGGATTGAGGTTACATCAATTAGTTTTATGGTTGATGATGAAGAGTTGAAATCTGAAATACAATCAATCCTTGATTCTATGAAACAAAATGCTGCATATTGGGAGATATTGAAGAATAAATTATCATTTTTGAGCCAGAATGATTCTATTGAAATAAAAAAAGTGAATTTCAGAATTTTGACGGGAACAGGAATACTTTTTTCCGTACAAGTTAACGGATTAGTTATAGTTTCAGAAAATGGATATAATACAGTTTGTAAAAAAATATCAAATATTATGGAGGGATGTATAAAGTGAGAGTTCCCACCATAGTAAAATTGATATTGAAATCGCTAATTATTCCTATTATAGTAATTCTCTGTTTAAATTTTTTCAATCTGTTTAATTATATCACATTTGTGCCAATAGAATATCAGTATGATGTTGGTTTAACGGTATATTTAGCCGTTGCCGAAGCAATATACACTTTGATTAAAAAACATATAGAACAAAAACAAGCTATTGTAAGGTGTATTTTTTATTCGACAGATGTAGATAAGAATATTAAGACAGATCCGTCAATCGTGTGTGCTGATGCTACTGACGGTGTGGCAAGTATCAGATGTCATATTGAACTTAAAGGAAATCTTAAAAGACTGAGAAAGTGTAATATTAATTTAAATTTGCCCGAATGGTTATCATCGCAGGCAAATGCATCTGATATGATTTTAAATTATTCTGAAAATCAACTAAATTGGGAATTTGAGAACTTATTACCTAAATATGGTGATGGTGAGCAAAAGGCAGAATATAATAGTAAGATTTCATTTATTAGATCTACAGAAAACAGCAATTTATCAATTACTCTTAAGCCTCATATGAATAAATGTTTTGGAGTAAAATTTGAAACCAATTGTATAAAAGTACAGAATGGAGTTTAGGTTTATGCAAATTACAAGATGGACAAATGAAACGGAAGCAAATTTAGAACAGGTGGAGAAGCTTCTTTTATCAGTTCATAAAGATGAGCAATCTGATACTTCTACAGGATACGTAAATTGGTCAATTGAAAAACAATTTTCAAATAATAAAATGGAAACTTTTAATGGAAAGACAGTAACATATAATTTGTTTACTTTTTCAGTTGATCAGATTCCCGCAGGATTCGGATTAGATGATGATTCTGTTTTAAAGAAAACAGGGTTTATTATTCCATATGAGATAAACGGAAAGGTAAAATATATTATAGATAAAAATTCTGGTGCGTTAACATTAATTAGAAAAATGTTATTTTACACAGGAAAATGTAAAGTTTTAAAAAGTAGTATACCTTTTTCTGCAGATAAGTTTGTGTGGATGATAAGTAAAATATATAAAGGAGAAAATGTTCTTGAAGGAGGAAGTGAATTTTTAGATGACTTGACCATTAGTACGATAAGAGGTTTTAAGGGTGACACAGAAGATTCTTTGACGACTATTAGTGCAGAGGGAGAATCTGTAATGAATATCATTAGTACACTTTCTTTTTTGATAGAAAGCAAAAATTTAAATCAAATTAATATAGACTTTGCTTATAGAACACATACAAATATAGGAATTACATTAAATAA